CAATTACTTTTGCTTTAACAAGTCCTACGCGAGCATCTGGTAAAAACTGTTCTATTCTTTCTCTCCATTGTTTAAGTAGGAAATCTTTATGAACCACTACAAGTGTCTTTTTTCCTAATTGTGAAATAATATTTAAAGAAATTACAGTTTTACCAGAAGCACAAGCAAGATTAATAAGACCACCCATCTTATTTGGATCTCTTGCAGATTCTAAAAACTTTTCTACAGGTTTCAATTGGTTCTCACGGAGTTCTCCATTAAATTTTATATTAATATCTTTACCATCATTCAGCTTATATACATCAGGTTTTCCAAATTTTTTTAATCCATAATATTTTGGTAAATATAATTTCTTTGAACTTTCTGTATAAATTTTATATTTTGTTATATTTGCTGTTCCAAAACTATTCATAGTTTTAGGTGATACTGTTAATTCATCTCTTATATCTGATAATAATTTATAATCAAATTCATCTTTTAATAATCCATAACCTCTCTCAGATATAAATGTTTTATTAATATTATCCATTTAAAATATATTTATTATATAAACAAGAATATGAATATTATTTTATTCAATTTTTACACTATATTTAAAATATTATTATGTCTTTATATATTATTATTACCGTATTATCCTAACCATATTATTATTAAAACTGTAAACCATTATGCTAGTCAAGTTTTTATATTATTATTAATTATTTATTTTATTTCTAAAGATTACACTATTTCTCTTTTAATCTCAATATGTCTTATTATTACTATTGTATTTCACAGTAAAGATAAAATATTAAATATCAAAAAAAAATACAAAGAAGATATTATTAAAGAAGAAAATATATTAAAAAAAACTATTAAAGATAATTATAATCAATCATCCAATAATAACAATAACTTAGATAGTAATATTAATAATAGTATTGCTGTTATAGACACATTTATTACTAATTCACTCGATAAAATTCAATCTAATATATTTAATGAAAAAAATAATAATATTTATTTTAGTGGTAATTACGATAAACCTCTTATAACTGCACAAGGATCATTAGATTTGAATAAATAATATTATAATAAATAAATGAATATACATCCATTTTGGTATATATGTATAAGTATTAGATTATTATTGATACTAAGTATAAGATATTTTTATAAAAACAGATTAGGAAAATATCTTAGTTTATTAGTATTAATAGGTATTGGATTAGGATTTTTAAGAAAAGCTTTAATAGGGTCAAATAACGAAATTCAAATTGCTAAAGTTTTTTGGCATGAAACAAGATATGTTCATGGTATACTTTATATATTATCTGCTATTTATTTATACTATGATAATCTTAAAGTATCATTATTATTACTTTTATTAGATATCATATTTTCTATAATATATAGAATTTCTATTAATATATAAAATTTGAATAAAACAAAAAAAATTATGATTATATATACTATGACAAAATGTATAATCTGTTTAAAAAAAATAATATTATTTTAAACAAATGGACATGTTATCATAGTGAATCTAATTATTGTAAAGAATGTATTAATAAAATAAAAATATGCCCATTATGTAGAAATGATAATATTTTAAAAGATAGATTTAGACCATATAAAAATATGAAAGATTATACAAATATTTATAAACAAAAATATCAAGATAACACATGTATATCATTAAATCATAATGTATTTATAGTTAGGCCATATGGTATATTAATAATATGTAATGATTGCGAAACAGTAAAACCTTATAATGTTAGAATTTAAATTATTGAAATAACAAAATAAAAAATTTGAATTATAATTTTTTATAAAATTTTTTATTTAAAATGTTAACTTTACATAATAAAGTAAAAAATGATATTACAATTGTAGTATCACCTATAAATCAAAATTTAAATTCTAAATCAAATATAGATTATAAAGAACAAGTTATTAGAAGGAATAATAAACAACAAATTATGTGGGATGATACTAAATTTAATAAACAAAAAAAAGATGGAATATTTATATTTCTATTTAATCGTACAAAAAATAATTATGGTAAAGTACAAATTCATAAAGTAGAAGAAGTTCTTTCACCAAATAATAGATTAAATACATGGTCTTTAAATGTTGGACAAACTAATAGAAATGTATTATATTTATCAAGATCTTTTTTAGAAATTAATTGGGATAAATGGTTAGAAATAGGAGGTCCTAAAAAAGTACAAGGAACACAACATATAAATAAAAATAAAAATAAAATAATAGATTTTATTAATAGTACTAATATTATCTTTTAAACAAAAAAAAATTTAAAAAAAAATTAAATATAATAGAAAATTTTTTTTATTTTTTTGTGGTTTTTTATTTTTTTGTATGATTAATATTTCAAAATGTATGATTATTGTCATAAAATGAGATAAATATCATACAACCCTATTACAGAGAGAGAGTGTATAAAAAATATAATAAAAAATTATTTAAAGAATTAGTGACATTTTGATTATATTAAAATGTCGGTTAATCAAAACACTAAAAAATGTGGTAGATGTAATGTTGTTTTAAATAATGATAAATTTTTTTATAATGGAAAAGATCATAAATGTTGTTTTTCGTGTAATAATAAAAGAAGTAATCGTAAAAATATTTGTAAAACTTGTAGCATAAATGCTTGTTTTAATTTTAAAGATCAAACTTTTGGAATATATTGTAAAAGACATTCTGAACCAGGTATGATTGATGTAAAACATCCGATGTGTATTATATGTAATAATACAAGACCTGGCTATAACAAACCAGGTGAAACCAAAGCATTATATTGTAAAAATTGTTCTGAACCAGGTATGATTAATGTAAATAGTCGTATGTGTATTATATGTAAAAAAACACAACCTGGCTATAACAAACCAGGTGAAACCAAAGCATTATATTGTAAAAATTGTTCTGAACCAGATATGATTGATATAATACATCCTAAATGTATTAAATGTAAAAAAAGAGCATCATATGGAATTCCTTGCAATATACCAAATAGATGTGCAGTTCATAAAGAGGAAGGAATGATTATTAATCCTCGTGGAAGATGTAGAAATAAAAATTGTAATGAAGTTGCTACTTATGGAATTAATAAACCTATTCATTGTGAAAATCATAAAACTGATAATGATGAAAATTTAGTAGAGAGAAAATGCATTAAATGTGGAACAATTGATATTATAATAAATGGTTTATGTGTTAATTTTTGTGGATTAACAGAGAAACATAAAGAACTAAAAAAACATCAAAAAATAAAAGAAAAAAGAGTGTTAAAAATATTAGAAGCAAATTTTATGAAACCAACAGAATATAATGTAAGAATTAATAGAGATTGTGGTGGTATTAATTCAGAAGAAAAAGAAATAGGTTTTGATTTTGGTAATTATATAGTATTTGTAGAAGTAGACGAAAATCGTCATAAATCTTATTGTGAATTAGGAGAAATAAATAGAATGAAAAACATTTATATGAATGAAGGAGGTATTCCAATTTTATTTATAAGATACAATCCAGATAATTTTAAGGATAATAATAATAAAATAAAAAAATTATCTCAAGCAAAAAGAGAAGAATTATTGATAAAATGGTTAAATAAATATAAAAATGATGGTTTAAAACATAATTTAAGTGTAAATTATTTATTTTATGATGGATGGAACGAAGGTGAAGTATTTGAATATGAGATTGACCCATATAGTATAGAACAAGAATTTAAATGTGATAAAACAAATAAAATATTTTATATAAAATCTCAATATGAAGAACATTTAAAAAAACTAAATCAATCTAACCAATAACCTTTAATATGTTTTGTAGCATAACAATCATTTGAATAATGATCTTCTCTACCACATCTATAACAATTTATTTTTTTATTATTATAACTACTTTTATAATTATTATTATTTTTAAATTTACAATGAACATTTTCGTGAAATGATGCACCTTTCTCGGTAGTAAATTCTTTATCACAATAACTACAACACCATATTTCTTCTTCACTACCATCAGTATAATCATCACTATCATATTCACTATCATCAGTATAATACTCACATTGACTTGCAAAATGACCTTTTTCACCACAATTATAACATTTGTCACTAGCGCTATCTAACATTTTGTTAATAGTTTTTAAATTATCATTATTTAATTTAGTTTCACAAAAACTACCACCACGAACATTATGAATTCCATATTTTTTCATATATTTTAATGTATATTTATCTTCATCAAATTTATCACAATTTTCAATAGTTTTAATAACTTTAATTGGTTTATATTTTTTAGTCCAAGAAGAACCATATGAATTAAAATGGTCATCTAGTCTTTTATATAATTTAGAACTTTTTCCAACATAGTATTTATCTTTTTCTAATTTCAAAATATAAATATACATTTTGTATATATTTATAAATATAACTAAAAATTCAAATTTTAATTTTATTGTTTAATAATTAACACAAAATATTTATTGAATTTATTTTTATAAAATATATAAAATATATTTTATATGTTTTATAAATAAAAAAACTTTTTCAAATTTTTTTACACACACTCTCTCTCTGATATAGAAATAGGGTACTTTTTGCTCAATATAGGAGGGATGTGCTACAAAATGGGCTAATAGTATTCCAAAACACTTAAAAATAAAAATATTAAAATATATAAATGGACCACAAAGGGCAAAAAGTATTCCAAAATAATATAAAAGTAATACAATGTGACAGATGTGGTAAAGAATTTACTAGATTTACTCATCTAAGAAGACATTTTCATAATAAAAAAATATGTAAACCGATTTTAAAAGAAATCTCTATAGAACAATTAATAGAAAAATATAAAGTAAAAAAAGGTTGTTATAAGTGTGAAAATTGTGGGAAGGAGTATAAATCAAAAAGTGGTAAATGTAAGCATAAAAAGAAGTGTTCAGTTAATCCAATTATTATTGAAAAAAAAACTATTAATATACTTGAAAATGAATTAGAAAAAAAAGATATTCTTTTAGACAAAGAAGTTATAAAAAGAAAAGAACTAGAAAAGCAGGTAGAGCAATTAATACTTGAAAAAAGTAAATTAGAACAAGCTCATGCGAAGGTTATTAATAATGACCATAGTAACACAAATAATATTACAACTATTGGAAGAGATCAAAATATTATTATTGTAAACAATTTTGGTGAAGAAAATATTGAATATTTACTAAAAGATGAAAATTTTATAAAAAAATGTATTGAAAGCCCTATTAATTCCATACATCGTTATCTAGATAATGTACATTTCAATAATGAACATCCCGAAAATAGAAATATTAAAGTCAATAATCTTTTAGGACCATACATGGACTACATTAAAGAAGGTAAATGGAATAAAATTGAAAAAAATATTTTAATACCTAAAATTGTTAATAACAGTATAAATGTAATTGATAATATAATAGTAGAAAATGAAGATGAAGAATCAGATGATGATGAAAAATTTGATAATTGGGAAGAATATAAATATAAAAAAAATAAAGATAAAAAATTAAAAGATAAGATATGTAGTAAAACTAACAGACAAATATATAATGAAACTAAAAAATTAGAAAAATCTTAATTCCATAATATTTTATTTTTTATAATAAAATGAATAATAGTGAAAGAAACTTCATTTTAGCTTTTTTTTTAGGTATAATAATTATTTTTTTATTAATTATAAAAATTATTTTAGATAATATTCGTATGAATAATATTAAAAATAATAAACCTATATCAGTAAATGTATCAAAAGAAAATGAAGAAAGTAGAGCTCCATTAAAAAGTATACCAATTAATATACCAACAAGAGGGGAAACAAGTTATATTCAAATAGGGATTCTATCAAATAGTCAATTAGACAAAGTATTGCCATTATATGGAAAACAAACATATCAGAGAAGTCAACGATGGAATTATTATACAACAACAAATACATATAATATAATAAAAATTCCATTGAACTTTCAAGGTGATGAATGTATGAAAGAAAGAGGTTGTAGAGAATTAGTTGATGGCGATAGTATATTTATAGATGAGTATTCAAAAGATTTTATAGTAAAAATATATGAATCAAAAGAATATAGATATATTCCATATATTTAAAATAAAAATAATTATTTAAATAACATAAAATTTAATCAAGAAAAAAAATTTTAGTTAAATTTAAATTTTATATTTTTTGTGTAAAAAATTTTTTTATATCTCCTCATTCACTTTCATATTATTGAAATTTATTTTATTCCAATCTGTTTTATGTCTTGTATCTGATGTATTCATATTTATTAAAATATATACTGAAAATATTGAAACTACTATTAAATTTAACACTGTCCCTATATTTTTCGATATTGTTTCATCTTTTATTAATTTATTAAGAATTAATATAAGTGCAATAAATCCAAATGAATTTAAAATAAGATTAATATTATGATCAAAATTATTATCAGAGAAATCAGTATCTTGAAAATCTCTCATATTTCTGAATTTAGTATTTCTTAAGTTTGTTACATTATTTGATAAATTATTAATTTTTTCATCTTGAAGATCAGTTATCTTACTAATATTTTTTACACTATCTTGTTGTGAATTAATAGCATTAATTTTATCAGTAATATTTTCAATATTATTATTAATTTTAGTAGATAAGAAATTAACTAAATCTTTAAGAGTATGATTAGGGTTTTGATAACCACTACCATAATTATTTTTAACTCTAATATCTGTTAATCCAGTAAGATAATTATAATTACTTTTAGAATTAGTATCTCTAGATTCTTTTGAAGAGAAACATATTTTTCTTTCAACTAAATGAGGTATTTTATTATTTAAGCTACTTGCCCAAAATGTATTGTAATTGCTATCCCATTTATGTTTAAACAATGATGTTGTCATTATTAATATTAATATTTATTTTAATAAATAATAAAATTTTGTAATTAATAATATTATTATTATTAAAATATTAATAATACTTATTATTCTATCATCTTTATTACTAAAAACAACATAAAAATTATAAGCGATGAAAATAATAATTAATAGTAATAGTAAATAGAATTTAATTTTATTTTGATAATTATTTTTAGATGAATAAACATTTTTTTCAGTAAGAGTTCTATTAATATATTCATAATCATTTTTTTTTACATTTAATTCATTAATTGTATTGTTTCTAATACTTATTCTTTCCGATATTTTATCAATATTTAAAATATTTACATTTTTATTTAATTTATTATATAATTTATCATTCTCTAATAAATTTGAATGAATTTTTTTCATAAGATATTTAAATTTATTCATAATAAATGAATTAGGTTTATTATTAGTACAATCATTTCTAGAATCTAAAGTAGAACTAACATTATTATGTAAATTACCAATACCAAGTTGACTAGAATTATTACCTAAATAATTAACAATAGTTGAATCACCACCATTAGTATTATAATTAGTATCTAAAAGTGATCTTAATAAAAGTTCAGACATAAAATTATGTTTATAGATATTTGAGATTAATAACTTACTATCACTATTAATATTAGAAGTTTCAATATGTTTAATATGGTTATAAATTTTAAAAACATTATTAGTTATTAATCTAGTTTTTATATTACTTTCTTTGGTATCATTAGGGAATAAATTATAATTAAAAGACACATTAGAAATATCATCAAGATTGTTAATAGGATTAATAGAATTTTTATTAAGATTCCATAAATTTTTTCTAAAATTTTTAATTTCATTAAGTTGACTTTTATTAAAATTAAGATTAGTATCTTTACTATGATACCATAGTGCAACATACACTAAATGTAAAAAACTTTTTGATAAAGTATCATGTATTCTCAAATTCTTCATTATATCATCTACATGAAAATTATAAGAATTTTGAAAAGTTACTAATAAACTATTAAAATTGTTAATAAAATTATTAATATTAGTAAGTTGAGAGATATGAGTTTCTAACTGAGATTGGGAAGTAGCATCAGTATTTAAAAGTAGATTATTGGGAAAAGATGTACGAACATCACTAATACTATCAGACATATTATATTATTAATATAATAAAATAGAAAAAATAAAGAATAAAATAAATAAAAGATGGGATATATATATATATTTAAACAACATACCTATATAAAATATATTCACCAGCAGTAGGAGAAGGTCTAGTAATTTTAACAAGAGATCCTTGTTTAATATTTAAATATTTACAAACGGGATCAGTATGAAGAATTAAAGGGAATTGTAATTTATTTTTAATTAAATATTTATCTTTAATTTCTTCAATTTCTTCTTTATTGTCTATAATTTCATGTTTTGGTACTAATTCATGTCTATAAATATTATATTGTAATTCTTTTAATGAATAAAATTGAATTACTATTCCTGCCTCTTTATAACTAGAAAAACTTTTAAAATTATTAGTTGTTAATTTTTCTTTTGATACAAATAATATATATTTATCTTTATTAATATCAATTATTTTTTCAATATTTTGCATTTTAATTTTGTTATTGATATAATAAATAATTTTCATTGTGGGATTAATTTGTATATCAAAGAAGAAATTTTGGTTATAAAATTGTATAAGTTCATTACTAGAAATATTATCTAAATTTGAAGTGGAAATATTTCTATCATTAAACATTTCTTTGATAATATTGAAACTATTAGTGATAGCATGTTCGGTATTAATAGACATGACAAAAGATATTTATATTAATTTATATAAATTTATTTAAATCAAATTTTAAATAAATATAAAAATTTTGGATAATAGAAAAATATATTGTAATTAATTTAAATAATTATAATTAAATTTAAAATTTAAAGTTCATCATTATTGTCATCGATTTTAAGAGTACATAATTGATATTTTTGCCAACCTTTATGACCATTAATAGTAGATAAAGATCCTAAAGTTTTTTCAAAGTATTTAATAACATTTTTCTTATTAGGTACTTTCTTAACAGGTAATCCACTTTCTTTATACCAGAATTTAAAGTCAGTATAAAGTTCATTAGATGTAAGAAATCCATCATCATTTTCTTCAACTCTATCAGTAAAGAATGATTTAAGATTATCGTTATCTTGTTGATATTCTTTAGTACAAGCAGTAACTTCATCAGGTTCATAAATACCTTCTTTATTATAAATCTTGTAGTAATGAATAAGTAGAGACATAAATGATTCTTTCCAATCTTCAAATTTCAATGAAATTTCTTTATCAATTTTGAATTCATTTTTAATTTTAGGATTAGGATTATCAGTAAATTTAGATTTATGTTCAACAACTCTAAGTCTTCTCCAAGTCCCATCATCATCACTAGGAATATTTGGTAAATGATTACAAGTGAGAATCATATGAGATTGAGGTTTAAATGAGATAGGATCTTTAAATAATCCTCTACAAACTATAGTATCACCACCAGTAAGTTCTTTCATAAAACCAGTATTAATTTCTTCACCTTCACAAGGTTCTTGTAAAACCATAAATCTTTTACCTTTAGATTGTGCAAGTTCACTATTAGTTTCATTAGATTTAACTCTTTTTTGTGTTAATAGCGAAACATTAAATTGACCACAGTAATCACCGAAAGAGCTTTGATATAATTCAATAATTTTACTTTTACCATTAGCTCCACTACCAGTAAATATATGGAATTTTTCATCTTTAATATTACCATTAAGGAAACTAGAGAATAATTTCAGAACATAGGTTCTAATATGGTCTTTAGTATAAATTTTATTAATAAAGTCATTAATTTGTTGAATAAGTTCAGAAGATTCATCATATTTAATATAATCATTGTTAGTAGTGAAAGAGATATAGTCTTCAGGATGACCATTTCTAAATTCATAGTTTTCTAAATCGAAAACACCATTTTTAAAACCGATAAGAGTGCATTTACTATCAAGTTTTTCTTCAAATTTGTCATGATAAAATAATTCAGAACATTCTTTGAGATAATTACTTTTTTGTGTTTGATTTTTAAGTGAACTAGATATTTTACTATATTTATCACCAAGTTTTTTAAGTCTTTCTTGTTCATCATCATCATCATCAGTTTCAAGAGATTTAGAGAAATAACCATTAGCAACTCTTAAGAATTCTTTAAAAACTTCACTAGACATTTTTTTTCTAAGACCAACACCGCTATCAGTTAATTGCCATCTATGATCTTTAAATTGCCACCAAATATTTTTCTTAATATTGGAACAAACAAATTCATATCTAAACATCTGATAGATAACTCTTGCAACATCAGTATGAGTAGCACTTTTAGCTTTTAACATAAGTGAATGAAGATCTGATTGAATAATTTTAGCATATTCTTCAGGATTATCTTTCTTAGCCCACATTCTTAAGGTACCTTGACCTAGATTACCTTCTTTCATAAAATCCCATTTCTTCTCACATTCACCTTCTTGATATTTATCAGAATTTTTACTGAATTCTTCCCAATCTTCAAGAAGTCTATAATCAATATTTCTTAAACACCAACCGAGACGAATCCATGTATCAAAATGTTCAGCTCGTTCAGGATTTAATATTTTAATAAATTTTTTAATTAATTCAATATTAACATCTTGATTTTTTTTATAATTTTTAGTAGATTTAATAATTTGTTTATAAGTGAGCTTTTCCCTTTCTTTATCCATTAGTACATCATTATACTTTTTTATCTCATCTCTTTTTTCAAATTTTATATTTTCATCTTCATTGTAATCTTTATTTCTAATTGAAAAAAGACTAATATAATCTCTAATAGATTTATTATTTTTAATAGTTTTAATAGTATTATTGGAAAATTTGAAAGTTTGTGTGACTAAATAAGGTTCTTTATCGGGTTTAGAACTACCATACATAAGCCAATTATTTTTTTCAATGACTCTTTCATCAAAGATATCATCAGTAGAATTGGTGAATCCAATATTTTTAAAAATGGGATCCATAAGAGAAATACATTTATCTCTAATAAGATATTGAACAACAGGTTTAGTGACAATATCGGGTATAATAATATGTACACCATCTTTACCAAGATTATCTTTGGTGATGGTAGGTTTAGTTTTTTCAAGTAAATATATATTATATTCTTTTTTACATGTATATTGATTTAGAACACTAGTATAAATTTCTAATAATTTTTTTATATTTTCTAAATTATAAATTCTATTAATATTTTTATTATTGATGTTGAATCTAAAATCAAAATCTATTAATATAGGAGAATAAAATTTATGTTTTTCAGTAAAATGAAGTATTTCATTACTTTCAATAGCTGAAGAATAGTAATCTAAAAATGAATCATTTCTTTCAGTATCAACATAATATGAACGAAATGGAACTCCCATACTAGTATGAGTAAAATCAGATTTTTTTCCGGCAATAAAATTGTTTTTTTCTAAATATTTAATAAAATCACCATTTTTATAATTTTTATTCAACATCACTATTAATTAAAATATTAATATTTTTTTTATATTAAAATATAATCTTAAATTATTTTTAAATTTTTTTTTACTTCTTTATATTATGATAAATGTAATAAATTGTTTGGTAATATAATATATAATAAAAAATGAAAAAAAAATCTAATATAAGATAAAAAAATGGCAAAGAGAAATATAGAGAATATGACATGTTCACCAAGAATAGAAAATAAGGATAAAATACCAACATGTTATAATTTAAAAGAGTTAAAAGAGATAGCAAGAAGATATAATAAGTTTCATGATGATAAAATAAAAAATATATCTAAAAAAAATAAGTTAGAATTATGGAAAATTCTAATAGAAAAAAATTATAAAAATTGTAATAATAATGAATTTTGTTGGTTAAAACAAAATTATATGAGTTTAAATAGTAATATTAATAAATATAAAGGTAATTTTAGACCAGAGAAACCAAATGAATGGAGAAATAATCCAAATAAATGGTTAAATACTTCAGATTTATTAAATGTAATGAATCAATATATGGATAAACATAATAATTTTAAATTTATAGGAGTATTTCCAATAGATTTCGAAAAAAAAATAGATGATATATGTGTATCAGAAGAGATGTGTAATTTAAATATAGGTGATTTAAGAAAAGAAAAAATAAGTAAATTAGGATTTATATTTAATTTAGATGAACATTGGCAATCTGGATCACATTGGACATCACTATATATAAATATAGATGGTCAATCAAAAAATTATGGAGCATATTATTATGACTCTAATGGAATGAGACCTCCTATAGAAGTTATTAGTTTTATAAAGAAAATAACAAAAGATTTAGATAAAATAAATAATAATACAAATTTTGGATTAGTATATAATTCAGTAAAACATCAAAAGGAGAATACGGAATGTGGTATGTTTTCATTATATTTTTTAGATCAATCTTTAAATAATGTGAAATTTGATAAATTTATTAATAAAAAGAATTTAGATGATAATTATGTATTTTCTTATAGAAATAAATTTTTTACTAAAATATGATACTAAATATTTTTATTAATTGAGAATTCAGTTTTCAAATAGTTATATATTTTTGATATATTAACTTTTCTATCATAAATATTTACTGCAATATTTTTTGAAATTTTTTTAAATTTATTTTTATTTGTTTTTGTTAAATCTTGATTTTTATCAATAAAATCAATAATAATATAATAAAAGAATTCATAAAATTCAGTCATCTTGGAAATAAGAATTTTGATATCGAATAATTCCCAATTTTTATTAATTTTGTTAAATTTGTACCATATATCGGATTTATTGATATAAACAATATCATTTTCTTTAATTTCTTTAAGGATATAAGTTATAATTTTTTCATAATCATCAGAATATAGATTAATGAAACTTAATGTTTTAATACAATATTGAGAAATATCTGAATCCATTTGATAAAGTATATGATTAATAAATAATAATATTTTAAAAATAAAAAATAAAAAAAATAAATAAGAAAAATATAAGATAAAATAAAAGAGATGATAGAATTTAAATCAAAAAGAGATAAAAATGGAAAAAATTATTATTTAAAAATTGATAATAATGGGAAAAAGAAGAGAATATCAAAGAAAGAATATATGGAAAATAAGGAAGGTGGAGGAAAAAGAAAAAGGTCATCAAAAACTGAAACAAAGAATGAGATATTACAAAAGAAATGTTTTAATTTTATACAAGGTGAATATATTGAAATAGATAAATTTTTAGGAAAGAATAGGGGTAATTTTGTAATTAGAAGAAGAAATAGTCCAAGATCAAAAAAATATACATATACATGTTATAATATATCTGATTTTAAAAAATTTTTAGAAGAAGAACATAGTTATTTTGATGTTCCAAAATTTACAATACCTGATCAAACTGGAGAAAAAGTAGGTAGATATTATGATGAGAAATATAATATTCCAAATTATTTAAAGAAAAGATTAAATTTAATAGGAAAGAGATATGATGATATATGTAATAAAGATATAAAATTACAAAAAATATTATTTGAATGTAAAGGATCATCATTATTATCGGTTCCTACAAATTTTGTATATACTAATAATAGATATGTTGTACTTGAAGATAAAACTCATATTGAATACCCAGAATTTTTAGATTTTAAATCGTTTAAAAAAGGCTTATCAAAGAAGAAGAGAGTTTTTGATTTAATAACAACAGAAAAAAAAATAAGATATTTAGCTTCAGAATCATATATATATGAGGTAAATCCAAATGCAGTAAGTAGAGATCATTGTAATCAGAGACAAGAAATAGAGATTTATAGATTAGTTCAACATGAAAGAGATAATTTACCAAATATAGGTGAACAACCAAATTCAAAATATTCAAATTCAATTGGAACTTTAGTAAATAGTAGAAATTCAGATTATACAGACAGTTATAGTACGAGTAGTGAATATAATAGTAATAATAATAGTGATCCATTTAATTTGACTTCTTTAAGAACTACAAATAGAACTCAATATAGAACTAGAACTAATACTAATGAAAGTGATAATGATAATGATAGTCCAACAATAATGACATCATTGTCAACACCAACTGCTCCAAGAATACAAAGACAAAGAAGTAGATTAAATAATAATGAATTGACATATGTACCATTAGCAATATCAACAGATTTAATGAGAACACCACCAAGAGGGACAAGAAGATCACCAAGAGAATCAACAATTATATCACCACCAATAAGAAATAATAGAGGTAGTCCAATACCACCTCCACCACCAATTTTTAATGATAATCAAGAATCAAGAAATGAGCCAACAAGTGAATTGCCAGATTTTATATTAGAATCAGTAAGAAGAGCTAATAATGGTAGAGGTAGAGGGAATGGAAGTGGTAGAGGGAATGGAAGTGGAAGAAGAAACAATAGAAGAATAAGAAGAAGAAATAATAGATTATAAATATTCAATTTCAAATTCTAATAAATGTGTATCATCTTTAAAATTATAAAGATTACCTTTATAGTCTAAAAATGTCAAATTTAATTCAGATAATTCTGAAAGAGGTTCATCAAAATATTTTTCATCATAATAATTTTTATTTTTATATAATATTGAAAATGAATTCATTATTATATCATTATTTGATATAAGATTATTATAATTATTAAGTTTTAATATACAATAATCATTATTAAGTTTAATAAAAGCATTAAGTAATTTAATTTTAGTAACATTTTTAATAGGTTGTTTAAATGATATTTTGTAGTTATTAGATTCATATAATTCAGTATTTCTATTATTACTGTTAATAATTAATTTTTGTTTATAAAATGTGGGATTATTATGGGAAGAAATAAAGTTATTAGAATTAGTAATATTTTGAGTAGTATTTTCTAAATTAGTTAAATTTAAATTTTGTGTTTCTGTATATTTTTCCGAGAAATTTTTTCTAGAAATATTTTCTTCACTTATATTTTTTTCTCTCTCTATATTTTCTATATTTTCTAAATTATTATCATTATTATCATTATCTATATTTTCTAAATTATTATCATTATCATCAAAACTAGCCATATTATCATCAAAACTACCTATATTATCAAATGAATCAAATGCATCAAAATCAAAACCATCAATAATATTATTAGTTTCTAAGTTATCAGTATTTAATTTATTGTTGCTAGTAATATTATCAGGTTTATCATTATCAGGTTTATCATGGATAATATCATTATTGAAAAGGGGATTGTTGATAATTTCATTTTGTAAAAGATCATTGGATTCAGTATTGGTATTATTTTGAATTTGATTGTTATTAGGGGGGATAATAGAATTATTTTTTTTAATAGAATCGACAAAATTATTACGATTAGATTGTAATAGATTCATTTTATTGGTGAAATCATCAGAAGTTAAAATATTTTCATCTTTTTCAGAGAAATCAATTTTATTTTTAGATTTTTTGCCTCTTTTAATTTCAAAATTGCGAACATCTTCTCTTTCTTTAAAAAGAGTATTAATTTCTCTATTATTATTTAATAAAGTAGTATTTTTAGAGTCATCTCTAAGATCGAACTTAACTCTATTTTTTCTAGAGGAATGAACTAAAGTTTCTCTATGAATAGTAGGAAAATTTTTTTTATCAGGAAATATATTTTTATGATTTTCATATATATATTCTCTAAGTGTTTTAAGTGTAATTTTATTAAGTTCATTTACATGTAATTCTTTTGCAAATTGTGTAGAATCAATCTTTTGCATTAAATTAAATATTATCTTTTTTAAATTAATATTTTGAGTTGAAATATCAATAGAATGTTGTTCTTTAATAAATTGTTCATAAATTTTGATAATATCAATAAGATTATCTTTAGTCATATATTGAGCATTATTAATAATTAAGTTCATAATTAAGAAATATAATATATATTTATTTAAATAAATAATGAATTTAGAAGAAATATACGCAAAAGCGAATGATAAGAGCTTATATCAAAGAGGTGTAAATAATAATTTAAGAGGTTTAAATACTCAATTTAGAACTATGGAGATGCAAGAAGATAATCATAATTTATATTCTGATAAAACTTTAAATAAATATAATGTGATAAGAAATGATGGTTTAAGTTCAAAACAAATAAACAAGCCATATAAATTGGTATTAACAAGTACATCAGCAGAAAAAGTATTTAATTTAGATATACCATTAAAAGATGTATTAAGTGTAAAATTAATAAGAGCAACATCAAAGGTAGTACCAGATGTAAATGCAGCACATCCATTATTTTTAACTTTAAAAATAGATGAATTAAATAAAAATGTAGGTGAGAAATTATCAACAATTAATAATAGTTTTGCATTATTACATGTAAATAATGTTCCAGAAATATATAATAATGATTATAGTACAAATGAAGATATAAAATATTTTGATCCTCCAATTAATTCATTATCAAAATTAACATGTAAAATAGAGAGTTCAGAAACATTAGAAAGTTTAGAGTATGTATTAGAGTTTTTAATAGAGACAAAAACAAAATTAAATGTATATTAATTAGTTTTTAAAAAATAAAAATAAAAAACGAAATATATATATAATTATAAATTTATATTTAAATATTTTTTCTCCTTTAAATATATTCAATTTGAATTATATTTAACATTTAAAATCATCTTGATCTTTTGAATTATCATTAATTAAATTTATTATAGGTTTTGGTATATCTTTACATTCAAATACATATTTATAAGTTGTTTCCTCCTTTTTTTTAATACCAATTGTTTGAAAATGATCTCCTGTATAATATACTAAACCGTAATAATCTTTCTTATTTATTTCTTTAGCCATATTATATAATTTCCCTTTATCATCTATCATTATTATTCCTATATCAAATTTATTACTAAATACATTAAAATCATACTCTGTACCCCATTTATCATTTTTAATTTTTTGAATAATTTCTTCTTTAATATCTTTAATATCTTTTTCAAATAATTGAGCATTAAATTCAATTCTTTCTTGTTCAGTATTTAAATTACCAAATTCTTGTTGATATAATACTCTTATAAAATCATCATCTTCTTGATTAATTTTTTCTGATATCATATTTCTTATATCTTGAAAATTATATCTTTCTTTCTTATTTTTTAATTTATTTATTTGATTTATTATTGCTGCCATTGTACAATATGAACAATTCGGATTTCCACCATGTTCTACTATTTTATGATTATATTTCTCATTCTCTGAATATTTATTAATTGTTTCTTTCACTCTCTTCTTATATCCTCTTAATTCTCCTGTCCCTTCTAATAATTCTTTCTTCTCTTCTTTCTTCTCTTCTTTCTTTTCCTCTTTCTTCTCTTCTAATACTGGTACAACCTTTGATCTAATATTATTATCTTTTATTAATCTTAATACTAAATTACCTTTATCATTTTTAATTAATAACCCAACAAATTTAATATTTGAAAACTTACTATATTCATTATAATCAAATAATTGACCAGTTTTTTCATTAGGATCATCTTTTAAAATATAATAGTTTTTTCCTTTTATTTTTACATATTCAAAAATTAATTCTGTTTCTATTACTTTTGTTTTTCCTATATTATCCATATCCTCTTTCTCTATATCTGCATATACCATCAATTTATCATCTCCCACATTCACTGGATATGAAAAACATTCTACTTTCTTATGATTCTCTTTATGTAAATAACAATCTACTGCTGATGATTTTAATAATTCTAAAAATTTTTTTGTAATTTTATCTTTTTTAATAGCGAGTTCATGTATAACTTCATCACTAGTTTTACCAAAATCCATATTCTTTACTTTACGATCCTCTAAATGTTTTTTTGAAAATTTACATAAATATCTATATACATCTATATTTCTATCTTTTACCGGTAATCCCAAATGACTCCCTGTTCTTACTGCTCTCCCTATTACTTGATCTATTCTTATCATATTCCAATATGGTTCTATTAAATGAACTTGTCTAACATTCTTTAATGATATTCCCTCTGATCCTGATTGCGTTATCATTAATATTTTAACTATTGATCCTCTCAAATTTCCATTTTTTGTATTTTTATCTGAATGTAAATTATTTATTTGTTCTCTTAATACTTCTGATAATTCATCTAAATTATTATTAAATATATTAAGTATTACCTTTGTCATCTCTTTATCACCAGTAAACTCAACATACTTTTTCTTATTATAATCTTCTTCATTCATATCTAATTCATATCCTTTTGAAGTTTTCTTTAATTTTAATTGAGCATAATCATTTGCATTTAAAACTCTTTTGAATATACCTAAACCTTCTACATTTCTAAATTGAGAATATATTAATGATGTTCCTTCACTTTCTTTTAATAATTCTAACATTTTTTTGAATTTTGGCGAATACTGTCCTAAATCTTTTGTTAAATAATTCTGTGTTGAATCACTTATTTTATCTAAAACTTCTTCTAATAAATCATTATACATAGAATCATCATAATTTTCATTAATAATTTTTTTAGCACCTCCATACTTAGTTTTATCTCTTATTTCTAATAATAAACGACATAAATCATCTTTTTTTAATGTAGTATAGTTTTTATCAGGTGATAATTCCTGTAATTTTTTTTGTATAGATTTATATTTCTTAATTATATCAAGTATCTCATTTTTTTTCATATAATGTTTTGCTCCTCTTGATCTATCTGAACATTCACCTAAATCTTTAAACTTTAAATCTTTATATAAATCTATTATTTCATCTTCTAATTTATCTTTATTTCCTGTCATATCTTTTAATGCACTTTTTTGAAGTTTTTTATTATAATCATCAATATCATCCATTTCATTAAGTAATAATTTTAATTTACTAGGATAAGGTCTTTCAATAGACTCAGGAAAAGTAAAGTTGCATAAAGCTCTTGAGAAAGCTTTAAAAATTTGATTTTTTTCATCATCATCATTTTTAAAACTTGCACTTTTTTTAATATTTTCTTCTTTTTTAATTTCATCAAGCCTAACTTTATAGTACTTTTTAAATTGTACATCAGAAAAATCAAGTTTTACTATTTCATTTTTTCTAATTTTTGGAAATAATTTAGAATCTGTATATTCAAAAAATGATACACTCCCTAATATTCTTTTCATAAACAATTCCTCATTTATCACTTTACCTTCTTTTATAAATTTATCATTAAATTTATCTTCATTTCTTGGTAAACTTGTAAATTTTTTTGTTTTCTCATTTACTGTAAAAATTAATTTTTCTTTTTTTAATTTTTTTATTATTTTTAATAATATCTTGTATTTATCTTCTTTATTTTCATTATATGTAATTCTATTTGTATCTACATCTTTTACAAATTTATCAGGTAGTAATTTTATTTTTATATTCTTTTCAATTAAATCTATCTCATAATAATCTATATTCTCATTAATTTTTAAAATAGAATTAATAATTTTATTATTATCTTCATTCAGATCAGATTTTGTTTTTAATTCATACATATATGTAAATCCTTTTAATAAATTAATTAATAAAGATATTTCAAAAGGTTTATTAATAATAGGAGTACCAGATAGACATAATAATTTGCAATTAGAAGCATTCATTAGCATTTTATAAAATTCTTCAGCTACTTTACTTGAATTTATTACTCTTGATATAAAATTATGAACCTCATCTATTATCACTATATTATTATCAAAAATATTTTTTTTTCCATTATTAGTTAAATCATTAAATTGATTCATTCTTACTATCCCATTGTAATTCAATAAATTATATTTCTTACTTATTATATTATTTATTTGAATCATTATTTGATTCTTTTCATCATCTGATAAACTATCATAATTATTTTTTTCATTTTCTACTGAATACCATAAACCCTTATTTTTTTTAATAATAGCTTTATCAATAATAGTAATATCTGTAATATTAACTTTTTTTAAATCATTAATAGATATAAATTTCCAATGCTGGGATGTGGCATAATAAGTATGACCACATTTTTTAACTTCATCAATGTAATTAGTGCCGAGAGAAGCAGGTAACATAACAGTAACATCTTTATTATTAAGTAATAACTCGGCAGCAGCAATAGAAGCACAAGTTTTACCGACACCTAAACCATGGAAAAGTAATAAGCCTCTAGAAGGTGATCTTTCTTGTAAATAATCTCTTACAAATTTTTGATGTGGAAATAATTCTTTATATGTACCATCTAAATCTTCATCATCTTTCTTTTCCTTTAAAATATAATCTCTATATGTTCTATCTATATCTTTCACAAAACCTTTTCTATTATCCAAATAATAATCTTTTGGCTCTATTTCTGCTTTATTATTTCTTTCATCTGTCTTCTTAATATAGTTATTAATTATGTTACTTGACATATTTATTATTAATAAATTATAATAAATTAATAAAAATTAAAATTTTATATAATTTTAAATAGATAGAATTATATAATAATAAATTATTTACCACGTAAACGATCAAAAAACGAGCGTTTAGCTTCAGAATCATTCAAAGTATTTGGTGGTTTACTTCTTTCAATCATACGACGTTCCTTACTTCTTTCTAAAGATAAACGTTCCTGTCTATAAGCATTTTCACGTTCTAGTTTTTCTCTACGAATAGCATTTTCACGTTCTTCTCTTCTTTTTCTTTCAGAATTTTCTCTATCTCTTCTTTCTCTTTCTTCTCTTCTTCTTCTTTCATCAGCATTTATTAATTCTTGTCTCTTTTCTCTTCTTAAATTATCTTCTCTTTTTTCTATTCTATCTCTTTCTTCTTTCTCTTTTCTTTCTTTTTCTTCTTTCTCTTTCTTTAATTTATCTGACTCTTTATTTTTTTCCTTTTCTTTTAATTCAATTAATCTTTTTTGATATGCTTTTTTACCTTCTTCAGTATCTAAATAATATTTTAATCTAAGTTTCTCTAAACTTTCTTGTGTAACTATTATTAATCCAACTAATAATGATATAAAAGCAATTACAATATCTATACCAAAATGTAATAAAATCATTTTTAATTAATTTAATTAATATAAATATATTTTATATTGTATAAAATATTTAAAATATTAACTATAATACTATATGTATAGTATGGAATTAATAATAGATAATAGAGAGACTTCTATTAAAGAGTATTTTATAAATAATAATCAATATAATGGTATAATAAAATATGAAAATTTAGATTTAGGTGATATTGTAATAAAATATGATGGAATTATAAAATATATATTTGAAAGAAAAACATTAAAAGATCTATCAGATTCTATTAAAGATAATAGATATCATGAACAAAAACAACGTTTTAATTTATCATTAGACTCTTCTATAAAAATTAATTATATTTTTGAAAATTTTACATCATATAATGAAATAAATAATAAAAATTTTCATGGTCTTAGAGGTAGTATTCTTCTTAGTGCTATTTTAAATACTACTATTATAAATAATTATGGTATTTTTCTAACCAAAAATGTTAAAGAAACTATTTTTATTATTGAAGAATTTATAAAAAGAATGATTAAAAATAAAAATAAATATTTTAATGATAACAAAACACAAGATATTGATAATAAATGTTTATTAAAAAGAAGAAAGAAGGATAATATAACAAAAGAGAATATTTTAACATTATATTTAAGTCAAATACCAGGAATATCAAATAGAATAGGAGGGCAAATATCGGATATATTTGGTTCAATGAATAATTTGATATTAAAGTTAAATGAATATGATAATGATGAAGAGAGAATAAATTATTTAAGTGAAATAGAGATAGAAGTTAAAAATAATAAAAAACGGAAATTAGGAAATAAAACATCTGAAAAGATAATAGAATTATTATTTTAAAAAAATTGAAATTGAAATAAAAAATTATTAAGAAATAAAATTTAATTAAATTTAAATTTGTAGAAAAAAAAATTTTTTTAGAAATTATTTTTATATAAAATTTATTTTATAAATTGTATTTAAGTTTAAATATGTCGGATAATGATGTTAATGAAACACCTTATAATGAAAAAAATATTTTAATTAATGAAGATGATGTAAATAAAATACTATCAAGATTTGATATAAATATTAAATGTTCAAATATAGATTTATATAGAAAATCATTAGTAAATAAATCTTATTCAACAAGAAAAAATGATAATTTTATAAGTGGAAATAAGAATTGTCCAGAAAATTGTTTACCATTACAAGAGGAATCAAATGAGAGATATGAATTTCTAGGTGATTCAATATTAAGTACAACAGTGGCAAATTATTTATATGAAAGATATCCACATCAACAAGAAGGATTCTTAACAAAAATGAGAAGTAAACTAGTTAATGGTCATATGTTGTCAGATTTATGTAAACATATAGGATTAGAAAAATGGATAATAATATCAAAACAAATTGAAGATAATAGTGGTAGAACAAATTATAAAATTTTAGAAGATGTTTTTGAAGCATTTATTTGTGCTATATATATGGATTTTAATAGATACGAGTCCAATACAACATTAAAATTAGATTTAACTGGATTAGGATTTCAAGTTGCTCAGAAGTGGATAATAAATGTAATTGAGGATAAAGTAGATTTAGCAGAATTAATAATACAGAATAATAATTATAAAGATAAATTAATAAAATATTTTCAACATACATTTATGTCAATACCAAAATTCTATGAGCGTGGCGTACATTGTGTAAATGGGAAAAAGATATTTACAATAATTATAAAAAATGAGGATCAAATAATAGGAATAGGTAATAGTGATACAAAAAAGAAAGCTGAACAAATTGCATCAGAAAAAGCATTAAAATATTATAATGAAATTTAATCTTTAATAATACTACCTACTTGTGTATTTCTAGCATCAGATAATATAGTACCAATAAGTGATGTTTGATCTTGTGTAGGAGCTATTTTACAAGTTGAATTTGCCATATTTTGTTTATCGCATTTATTTTTAAGATCTGCTAAGAATCTATTATTTTTATATTCTGCTAATGTTGTTGTATTTAATTTCTCATTTACTCTCATACATGTTCCCTGATCTATCATATCCATTTGATTTTGATTTAAATTTTTATTATGTTCTTCTAATAATTTACTCATCATCTTTGCTAATTCTTTATTACCACCATAGTAATGATTATGAACTACAGTTGTTTTTTTATCTTTAGTCTGTACTATATCTTGACTAGATTTCTCACTAATTCCTTTATTATCAAATGCAGGTTTATTATCATTTTTAGGATCTTCATTATCTTGATTTTCTTCCATTTTTTCAACTTTTAATTCAGCTTCTAATTCTTTTTGTTTTTGATTTTGATATTCTTCTTCTTGAATATCCTGATCTTCTTGAATATCCTCATCTTCTTCAAAATTTTCTACTTCTTCATTATTTTGAATTACTTTATTTGGTGTATCATCTAAACTAATAAGCATATAAATAAATAATACACTAACTAAAATTAAAATTAATATTGTATCATATGATATATTTTTCATATTTAATTTTTTTACTAATTTCATTATTATTTATTTAAATTTATATATTTTATTTTTTTTATTAATTATATTATTTATTCTTCTTCTGTTTGATTTCCTATTTCTTCATTATCATTATTATTCTCATTATTATTATTATCATTATTATCATCATTACCATTATTATCATTATTATCATTATTATCATTATTATCATTATTAATTGATTCTTCTTCATCAATTTCTAAAACAGTAATTTCATTAATATTATTATCAACAGCTTCTATAACTTCTTGTACTTGTTCTTGTACTTGTTCTTGTACTTGTTCTTGTACTTGTTCTTGTACTTGTTCAGTTACTACTGAAGTGATATCTTCTACTGTTTCTGAAATATTTGTTTCATTATTTGCTTCATTATCTATTACAATATTTTCAGTATTATTACTAATAACATTGTTTATTTCATCTAAATTTGATTCAATCTCTTCTAAATTTTCTATATTATTTTCTAAATTATTATCAATATTTTCTTTTGTTTTATCAAGTTTTGTTTTTAAATTATTTTTAAGTTTAGCAAGTTCTAATGTTTTATTGTTAGTTAACTTATTATTTATATTGTTTTTTGTTAATAATAAATTAGGTTTAATATTGTCATTTGTATTATTTTTAGAATCATTAATGTTTTTAATAGTATTTAAATTATCTTTTTGAACTAATTCAGAAAGAGATAAAATTTTATTTTTTGGTTCATCACTTTTATTTTCAAATAAATTTTTTACATTTTTAACAGAACTAATCACTTCATCATTATTAGATTGATTCTTCTCTAAACTATTAATATCTACCTTAAAAGTATCATTCTTAAAAGTATCATTCTTAAAAGACATATTTTTGAATATATTATTAAGTTCTTCTTTATTTTCAGAATTAGTTACACTTTTTCTTTTAACAATTTCATCTAATTCATTTTGAACACTAGTTCTCATTTTAAATTCTTTATTAGCAGCAATATTATTAAATCCTTTATCTGCTAAAGGAGAACTTTCTTTCAATTTGTTTTTGATAAACTTATCTCTAAATTTATTAGCAGCATCCGCAACAATTTCCTTAGTTTGTTCTTCTTTAGTAGGCTGATATGGAACAATTGAAGATATATTAATAACTTCAGGTTTAATAATATTTTTGAATTTTTTATTTCTTTCAAATTTAGTAATAATTTCCATACCAATTTCAGGAGATTGTTCAATTAAACGATCCATCTCATTTCTACAAATTTGAATAAAATCTAAGCCACTATAAGTTCTTTCATTTGGAGGTAAAGAAAGTTCTGTAGAAATATTTCTCGCAAATTTACCATATGATATACTTGAATTTCTATGAGCCTCATTTAATTCACTTACTCTTAAAAATTGACCTATTGTTGTTATTATACCTGATATTAAATTTAAAGCACCAATCATTAATGGTAAATATACATCAAAACTAGGATAGATTTGGATAATAGTACCTTGTGAGAAATTGGCAGTACCAGTAAGTGTAGATACGATAATAACAGGTATCGTAAATAAAGCAGTAAGATATTTATACTTTCTATATGCTCTGTTATGTAAAATTCTATAAGAGGCTGCCTGTTCTCCCCATTTTTTTAGTAAATTCTCTTCTGTACCATTCCAAATCCTTGGTTCTTTTTTTCCCATACCTTTATTTAAAGAATTATTATTATTCATTTTTAATTAAGATTAATAAAAAATAATTTTTTATCTAAAATAAAAAATTGAACAAAGATAAAAATGTAGTGTGTTAGGTAATAAATATGCTGTCTTTACAGCTTAAAAGATATAATAATGGTAATATGAATAGTTTAAAAAGCTTTGAGATATTGCCTATAAATAATAGGCAAATAATAATATATAAGGATTTTTGGATAGATGCAGAGGAACATGTAAAAAAATTTCCTAGATTTTATTCGAGACCATGTTCAAAATATCTAGATATTTTAGAAAAATTTGATTATGTTCAAATTTCTAATGGTAAAGAATTATTTTGGGTTCAAATTTTAGATCTCTTTAAATCTATAAACTCCTATAAAGGAGTTATTGTAACTATTATCAATGATATAGATAGCCTTTATAATTATGGAGATTATGTATCTTTTAATAGAGAAAATATATTCAGAATTGAATAATAAATATTATAATTTCTTTGTAAATTTCTTTGTATTTGTAAGTATATTGTAAACATATTTATTTGTAAATTTATGTAAATTTTTCTTATTATTATCACTTAAATATTTAAACCCTTTTATTTTCTTTTCACATTTTTTACTTTTACATAAACAATCTATTATCTCATTATGTTCTATCTTATAATCATAGTTACTTAGATTATAATTTATATATAATTCCTCATCTTTCTCTATTTCTCTATATGCTCTCAATGTTTTCATATCTCTATCATAATAACAATTAAAATCACATGAATGATTTATTAATAGATCAAAACCAGTAAAATCAAGTGTATTATTAATATTAAATTCACTATGTTGAATATAATTAAATTTAAATTTCTTTTTAAAGTTATTATTATTATAAATATCAACACTAATATTTTTTTTATAAGATCCTGATTTATTTGTAGGCCATATTATTGTATCATATTTATAAACTATCCCATTTTTTTTTATTGGTTTACTAGTAAATAAACCATAATCTGAATCATTAATTAAAGATTTATTAATAAAAATATGATTAGGTAATAAATAAAGATTATTGATATATTTTTTCATTTTTATTATATTAAATTTATATTAAATTTATATTAAATTTATAATAAATTTATAATAAATTTATTTTAAATATTTAAAATAATTGTAAAAATTAGTTAGTTATAAATTTTGCATCAATAGATAGACATTGTATTTCTTGAAATAACAACTTGCATGCATAAGGTATTCTAATTTGAGAAAAGTCTATATTATTTTTACATTTATAACATTGATAAATTTCTTTAGATGGATTAACATTAGAAATGATTCCACAATATTTACAAACAAATAATCTATAATTATCAGAACATTCCATAAGTCTTTCTTTTAAGAAATGTAGAGAACCATGTCCCCAATTACATTCAACTTCCATTTCACCAAGTCTAAGACCACCTTCTCTAGCTCTGCCTTCTGCAGGTTGTCTAGTTAAAAGTATTATAGGTCCATTTGCACTTCTACTATGTATTTTATCTTGAACCATATGTTTTAATCTTTGATAATATGTAGGTCCAATAAATATATTTGTTTTCATCTGTTGACCTGTTTTTGGATTGTACATTACTTCATTACCATATTTATCATAACCTGATTTTTGTAAAATAGATGCAATATCATCTTTCTTTTCATTTTGATTTTTATTCATAAATGCAGTAGCATAACCTCTAGTACCAATATTTACACAAGCTTTACTCATAATACACTCTAATAATTGTGCAATAGTCATTCTAGAAGGAATTGCATGAGGATTAATTATAATATCTGGAACAATACCATCTTTAGTAAAAGGCATATCTTCTTGATTGTAAATCATTCCAATAATCCCTTTTTGTCCATGTCTAGAACTCATTTTATCTCCAATAGTTGGTATACGAGTATTTCTAATTTTAATTTTACTAAATTTATAACCATCATTATTAATATTTTTAAAATATTTATTATCACTAAAATTTCTTTCTATAAAACCAAATTCATTTTGTTTCAAACTTATACTATTATCTTTATAAGTAAATGTATCATTTGATTTATTTGGCATACATTTACCAATTATAATATCATTATTTTCAACATATGTATTTTCCTCAACAAAACCATTTTTTTTTAATTTAGAATAATTGAATGGTTTCATATTTTTGGTATTCTCTTGTTTGGGTACACAATAAATCTCTTCTTCACCTGTTGCATGATTCTTATTACATTGATCTTTGTATGTTCTATAAAATGTTGAATTGAAAAAACCTCTATCAACTGCTGATTTATTTATCATTATAGAATCTTCTTGATTAAATCCTGTAAATGTCGCAATTGCTACTATTACATTATTTCCATAAGGTAAATCATTATTTTTAGTTATATCTGAAATTTTAGTTCTAACTAAAGGTAATTGTGGATAATTAAGAATATTCGCTAAAGTATCCATTCGGTGTCTAAAATTAGATGCATATACCCCTATAGCTTGTTTACTCATTGCTGATTGATAAGTATTTCTAGGAGCCTGATTATGATCTGGAAATGGAATATTACTTGCGCATACACCTAATATTAATGATGGATGTATCTCAAGATATTGATATTTCTTTGGATATGTCTCACCTTTAAATCCTTTAAATAAATCTTTAAATTTAATACTTACCAATGTTGTATTATTTTCTTCAGTATCTAAAAATTCAATTATTGAATTCTCTTTAAAATTATCTAATGAATATATATCTTTATTATCAATATCATAATTATATTTTTTAACATCAAAAAGATCACTAAATTTCTTTATATTTCCATTTAATATATCTAATATATGTTGCTTATTAAATCTTATTTTATTACTTTTATCAATTATATAAGTAGGTCTTATACATCTCCCTGATTCTGTATTTATTAATATTTGATTATCTTGATATAACCATGCAATTGATGTATAAATATTTATTATACCTATTCTTTTGAATTGTTTCAATTTATTAAACAAATAATTTGGATCATTATGATAACCTATAATATCACCATTAATAATAATTTTGGTTTTTTTGTTAAGTTGTTTAAGATAATTAGGATCATCAGGATCAAAATGAATAACATTTAGATTTTTAAGATGATTTCTAATATTTCTTGAATCAGATGATACAGAAATAGTAGCAATCATTGATAAATTTTTTACAAGACCAATAGAGCCTCCTTCAGGAGTTTCAGAAGGACAAATAACACCCCATTGAGTATTGTGCAATTTTCTAGGATGAATTAATTTACCATTTTTTTCCATTGGAGTATTTATTCTTCTTAAATGAGACATAGTAGCAGTATATGTTAATCTATTTAATACTTGTGCAACACCTTGTTTTGATTTATTCATTTGATTCTTTATTCCCCAGTTTCCTGTTGCTAATGAATATTTAAAACCTGATTCAATTATGGAACTTTTCATTACTTTATAGATATTACTTTGATTTATTATGTTGATATAATTATTATTAACTTTCCAAGAACCATTTTGTACTTCTTTATAAATCATTGTTTTCATATCTCTTACAACTTTTCCATAGTATTGTCGAAATAAATTTGAAATCATAATTCCAGGTGTATCAATTCTTTTATTTATATAAGAATCTCTATCATCTAGTTCAATAATATCTAATGAACATTTAATTAATTTACAAACCATATATCCAAGATATAATGCTTTTTTCTTAAAACATTCACCAACATGTGGCAAGAAATCTTTTAATAAAATCTCTTTTATTACTTTAATTCTATTTTCTTTCTTTATCAACATCTCTTTTGGATATCCAATTATTGTTAAATATTTACTTAAATACTCATATGCTTGGTATGTATAAAGATAATTATTTGATTCTTCTATACAACCTTTTAAAGCTATTGCTAACTTCTTATTATTCTTATCATCAAGATCATAAAGAATATATTTTAAAATTTCTTTATCACTTTCAATTCCTAAAGCTCTAAACACAATAAATAACGGTATATCGTGTTTAATATGATGTATAACAACTCGAATATATTTACCAAATTGCGTAGTTTTAGATGATAACTTTAAGACAGTTAACTTAGGAGGACTAAATATATTTTCTGGAACAGATCTTATTTCAGCAATATAGGAATATGTTGAACCTTTTGTATCTTTAAAAACATAAGTTTTATTTTCAGCAATTCTATCTTGACTTACTACAACTTTCTCATTTCCATTTATTATAAAATAACCACCTAAATCATATTTACATTCACTTTTATTATCTAATGTCATATTTGGATTATTCAGTACACAATATTTTGAATTTACCATAATTGGAATTTTCCCTAAATTTATATTTTTTATCACTTTACTTTTTATTATTATTTCATCTTCTTTTATTTCACTATTTTCATCATTTTCATCATTTTCATCATTTTCATGATTTTCATCATTTTCTTCTTCATTAATATCTATATATTCTATTGAAATATTCATATCAACATGAAGATTACCAGAATAACATAAATTTCTCTGTCTTGCTTCAATTGGTGTCATTATTTTTGTTGTACCATTTTTCTCATATATTAAAGGTTTTGATATTTGAGGATTCGAAATATTTATATTTATTTGATATTTATATACATCTTTTGACTCTATATAATCGCTATAGATTTGTATTGGATTAAATCCTTGTATTATATCATCTATCTTCTTAAACACAAAATCATTAAAAGATGCCAATATATGATTTATTATATATTTACCCTTGTCTTGTTCAAAATATTTTTTTATTATCTCCCATGTATATTTTTCAAATTCATTTGGATTTAATTGATAATCTAATGATTCTTTATCAACCATTTAATAATATTTTAATAATATTACTACGAGTATGAGTTAACTAATTATAAATATAATTAAGTTTTTAAATAAAAAAATTTCAATTTTTATAAAATTTGTTTAATCAACACTATTCATATTTATAAATTCTTCTATACTTATTATTCTTCTAATATTATCATTATTTCTATCATCATTTTCATCATTCATATCATTATCATTATTATCATTATTATCATTATTATCATTATCATCATTATCATTATTATCATTTTCATTATTTTTATTTTCATTATTTTTATTTTCAAATCTGTTATTACAAACAGGGCAACTTTTATTATCAGTTAACCATTTTGTAATACATTCTCTACAATAAATATGATTACATATTGTTTTTACAGGTATATTTATTTTTTTATTAATATTATCATTCAATTTTTTATCATCATATAATTCCTTCAAATTCTCTAAGCATATACAACAATTATCATCCTCATTTAAATCACCATTATCAATAATTTTGATATATTTATCAATATCTTTAACACCAATTTTAACATTACCACCAAGTAGTTGTTGTATTAGTAAATTAAAATCATATTCAGATAAATTATTAATATTATCTAAATTGATATTATTTAAATTTACATTGCTATTTAGAAATCTATTAATATTTAATCTGGCATTAAATAAAAGTGAACTATTATTACTAAGTAATGTAAAAGGTATATCATTTCTATTAAATGAATAATATCTAGAATTATCATTATCTTCTTGATTATTATCATTATCTTCTTGATTATTATCTTGATCTTGTTCATGATCTTGTTCTTGATTAGAATTATTACTTGAAATTTCATTTGAACTATCATTAGAATCTTCACTAGGACTTTGTACTTCTTCATCAGTATTATTTATTCTTTCTATCTCTTCATCTGATAACTCTCTTTCTGAATTATCATTTGTATTATAATATTCATAATTTAATGGATTTAATATATTTATTAAATTATTCATAGCATTAAATCGTCTAATTCTAGCATCATGTATAGCTAAACAATTTTCAACATGTTCACCGTATTCCTCAAAATCTACTAATTGATTACAAAATTCACATGGTATATTATTATCTATCATATTTATATCTTCGTCATGATTATAATTATTTTGATTTTCTGACATATCTTAAATAAAATAACTTACTTTATATAATTAAATTAATTATTTTTTATATTATTTATCTCGTAATCTCATATTATTTCAATTTTTTTTCTAATCTATTTAAAGTTAATATTATATATATAACTAATATATAATTACCATAATGGTATTAAAAAACAATACAATATTCAATGAATATGTAGATTTACATAATAAATATAAAAAATTATATGGTGAAAAGACATTAATTTTAATGGAAGTAGGAATGTTTTATGAGATATATTCATTAAATAATGGAAAAGTTGGACCAAATTTAGATACTATTTGTAGTATTCTCAATATTATTTATACTAAAAAAAATAAATCTATTAATGAAGTCTCACAAAAAAATCCATATATGGCTGGTGTCCCTATTAATTCAATTGATAAATACATTGATAATTTAGTAAAAAATAATTATACAATAGTATTAGTAAATCAATATGATGATGAGATGGGATCAAAATCGAAGAAGATAAGAAAAGTGGATGAGATAATATCACCATCAACCTACATGAATCAAATAGCGTCTTATAAATCAAATTTTTTAATGATGATATACTTATATAAATATAAAAATAGAAAAACAGCAGAAACTATTATATCAGTTTCTATAAGTATTATAGAATTATCGATTGGAAAAGTATATTTATTGGATATACATAATAAAGATGATAAATTATTATTTGATAATATATATAGAATAATATTGAAATATAATCCGAGTGAGATAGTAGTATTTGGGGATGATTTTGATTTTACAAATATAAGAAATAATTTAAATCTAGATAATATGTGTATGCATAATCAAATAGATAATTATGAAAAAAAAATATTAGATATAAATTATCAGAAAGAAATAATAAGAAAAATATATAAAAATACTGGAATTTTAGATCCAATTGAATATATAGGATTAGAAAAGAATCCTGAACTTTTAGTAAGTTTTATAAATTTAATAAACTTTACATACTTACATAATGAAAAAATTATTCAAAATATTAATATCCCTATTATCTTAAATAATGACGATAAATTAATATTAGGATATAATTTAGTAAAAAAATTAGATATAATTAGTAATGATGATAATAAATATTCATGTTTACTGAATATTTTAAATAATTCAGTTACACATATAGGTAAGAGATTTTTTAGTGAAAGTTTATTAAATCCTCTTACAAATATAGATGAAATTAATAAAAAATACAATGAAATAGAATTAATGTTAAAAGAAAAAAGATATGAGATTGTTAGAAATGAATTAAAAAATATTTGTGATCTTGAAAGATTCTTTAGAAAAATTTATCTTAATAAATTGTGCCCTTTTGAATTTTTCTCTATTTATAGTTCTATTAATATTATCATTTCTATATTCGATAAATTTATACAATATTCTTCATCTTATATGGATTTCTTTAAATATATTGATATTGAAAAAGAGAATTCAAAATTAATTTTAAATAAATTTTTAAATTATATTGATGATAATTTAAATATTAATAAAGTTGATGGAATTAATTTTGAAAATATTAATGCATATATATTTAAAGAAAATGAAAATAATAAACAAGTGTATGAATTACAAAGAAATTTAGAAGATAATATTAACTATTTCACTAATTTAGCAAATGAATTAAATAATATAAATAGAGATTTTAATAATTTTTTTAAAGTAGATTATAATGATACATTAGGATATTTTTTACAAATCACTCAAAATAGATTCAATATTTTCAAAAGAAATTCTAAGTATGATAAAATTGATGAATTAATTACAAAAAAAGTTTCTGCATCCAGTACAACATTACGTGTTACTAAATCTGATTTTAACATAATTAATCAAGATATTATATCTCTCAAAAATAATATTAAAAATATTTGTCAAGAAACTTATATTACTTTTTGTAATGAATTTTATTCTACATATAATAAATTATTTGATTCTATAGTTAAAACAATTAAAATATTAGATTATTCAAGTACTAATGCATATAATAGCAAATTATATAAATATACAAGACCAAATATTAAAAAAAATGATAATGGATTCTTAGATATATCTCAATTACGTCATCCCATTATTGAAATTATTAATGAAGATATTAAATATATTACTAATGATATATCATTAGGTATTGATAAAAAAGGTATATTATTATATGGTATGAATTCATCAGGGAAAAGTAGTTTGATGAAATCATTAGGATTAATAACTATAATGGCACAAGCAGGTATGTACGTTCCATGTAAAAAAATGAATTATTATCCTTATAAGAAAATATATTGTAGAATTCCTGGTGGTGATAATATCTTTAAAGGACAAAGCACATTTGTTGCTGAAATTAGTGAAATCAGAAACATATTAAAATCATCCGATTCTTCCACTCTTGTTATTGGTGATGAATTATGTTCTGGTACTGAAACTGAATCCGCTATTTCTATTGTTACTTCCGGAATTATTAATCTTATTAACAAAAACACTTCCTTCATTTTTGCTACTCATCTTCATGAACTTGCCTCTTTAGAACGTATTAAATCTATTAAAAATTTATCCATTAATCATTTATCTGTTAATTATGATAATGAAAAAAATATATTAATATTTGATAGAAAAATAAGAGAAGGATCAGGAGAAAGTATATACGGTTTAGAAGTATGTAAATCATTAGATTTGGACAAAGACTTTATAGAACTAGCATATACAATAAGAAAAGAGAATTTAGGAAATTTAAATTTAATTAAATATAAAAAATCTAAATATAATTCTAATTTAATTTTGGATAAATGTAATATTTGTAAAACTAATGATGCTACTGAAACACATCATATTCGTTTTCAAAAAGATGCCGATGAAGATGGATTCATTGATAATTTTCATAAAAATAAGAAATTTAATCTAATTGGTTTATGTGATAATTGTCATGATAGAATTCATAATGGTGAATTAGAAATTGGCGAAGCTACTATGACATCTAATGGTATTATGTATACCTAATTAATTTTTATTTTTTTAATTTTTTTTCAACAGAGTTGTGTTAATATATATGTTATTATGAAAAATACAAAAGTTAAACATATAAAGATGATCATTTCTTTCATATAATCATAATTATTTATAAAATAAGTATTTTTATACTTATAACAATCGATTAAAGTATTATTTATAGCATTTTCATAAAATTTCATTTTTTCTATATTTTTGTATATTTTAGTGATTCTATCATCTATACGTTCTGCATTTTTACATTTTGATTCACGAAAAGTACAAAGATTATCATTTGAATCAAATTTATTTTGCAATAGAACTTCTTCTGAATTTTGATTAATTATATAAATCTTATTACAAATACCTAAATCACTTGTACATCTTTTACCACAAGAACATTTTACAAAATTATCATTTAGATAATCATCTATATTTCTTGGTATCTCTTTTGGATATTCCACTTTTGTTATATTACACATATAATCCTCAAAGTCATTTCTAGCATCATATTTAATTATATTAATGATAGCAAAAGATAACATTACTATAAAAATGATAAAACTTGTACCAACACATGATACAGGACCACACATACTTTATTTTTCTATTAAAGTTATAATTAAGTAATAACTAATAAATCTAATACATTTCAAATTTTTATTTTTAATATTATTCATAGGTCATATTTTCAATAAATTCAACATTATTTGAATATAGAATATTAACTAATAATCTACAATTTTTAAATAAGAAATCTTCTATATAATTAATCATTTCTTTAAGATTATTAAATTCAATAATATTATTATTAGGTGAAATTAATTTAAATATATTTATTTTTTCTAAAATATCAGTTTTAGATATAATTACATGAGTAGTACCAGAAATATCAATTGCTTTTTGTAATTTACTCATATTAAGCCAATTAACTTTTCTTTTACGTCCAGTAGTAGTTCCAAATTCTTTACCTTCATTACATAATAATTCTAATTGAGGATCTTTAAACAAACTTTCTGGAAATTCAGGATCATTTCCTGATCTTGTATCGTATATTTTACATGCACCATAGATATTCCCTATTAATTTTGGTGAAAAACCTAATGAACATGCTGAATATGGTAAAGTATTAGATGATGTAATATAAGGGTAATTACCATAATTAATATCTAGCCAAAATCCTTGAGCACCTTCACATAAAATATTACCTGACAAAGATTCATCCCAAATAAATGATTTTAATATTTCGCAATCGGATACTCGTTTTCCAATTCTAGCATATTTATCTTTATAGCAAGGTGCTATACCTTTTGCAGTAGTTCCTTGGGAATTATGATATTTTTTTAAATCTTCTTCAATATGGCTATTAGTTATAATATGGGCTTTTGGAGAAATTTTTATTAGATCTGTATTAAATCCTAAATCTTTAAGATAATTAACTTCATCAAAGAAACTATCAATATTGACTACACAGTCAGGACCAATAATTGATTTAATGCCAAAAAAAACACCAGAAGGAATTAAGTGAGTTTTATATTTTTTACCATTTATATAAATGGTATGACCAGCATTATTGCCACCAGCCCATCTACAAACATAATCATAATACTTGGATTTAGCAAGCTGCGCAACGATCTTGCCCTTAGCTTCATCACCCCAAGATAACCCACATACAATATCTACTGTATTTATAAAGTTTGACATTTTATAACATAATAAATAAATATATAAAATTTATGTTTAACTAAATTTATATAAATTTAATAAAAATAAAAATCAATAAAATTATCGAAGAGAAAAATTTTAGTTAAATTTAAATTTCTTTTTTTTTGTGTAAAAAATATTTTTTTTGTGTGAGAAAAAATTTTAAAAATGTGTAAAAAAGTGAAAATTTAAATTTAACTAATTTTTTTTATTTTAATAACTTTTTTGTTATTTTCTATCATTGATATATAAATTTATATAATTTATATAAAATTGTATAAAATTGTATATTTTTATTAAAAAAGTTATCAAAGTTTTTATTAAAGATAAAAATTTTAATTAAATTAAAATTTATAAAAAAAATGTAAAAAAAAATATTTTTTTTGTGTGAAAAAAATTTTAAAAAAAGTGTAAAAAAGTGAAAATTTAAATTTAACTAAAATTTTTTATTTTAATAAATTTTATGTTATTTTTTATCAATGATAAAAAATTATATAAAAAATAAATAATTCATTAATTAAATTTATATGAATACTGAAAGTAAAAGTGATTTTAAAAACAAGATAGAGATTATAAATGATCTTTATCAATTAATTAGTAGTATTAAAGATAATAAAAAAAAAGAGAAGTTAGAATATGCTTTTAATTATGAAATTGATATGATGATTGATAAAGTAGAAAATCATTATTATAATAATATTTTATCAGATAATAAAAATATAAATAATTTGAAAGAAAATGAGAGAATACTATTTAATTATAAAAAAACATTAGATAAATTTTTACCATATATGTTACTATATAATATAACTATGAATAATGAATAATGTTAAAAATTTCAATTAAATATCTTTCAAGATGATATAAATCTCTATTACTATTTATAATGTTAATATCAGTATTACATGTCAACTTAATGAGTTTATTTTTATTAATATTAGGATATTTAAGTAATAATTTAACAAAAGTTTCAAGAATAGTTTGTATATTGTAATTAAAATGATTAATATCGTAAATAAATTTTCGGTTTTTCTTAAGAATTAATATATTGTTTTTTGTTTTTTTTATATAATTTAAATGATTTTTTATTGTTTTTTCTAGTACATTTACAAATTTAAATGTATTTTTCTCATTCAGACTTATATTTTCCACCATTTTATCCAAATTATCCTCTTTATAATTCATTAAATACATCAAATTATCATTTTCTAGGTATAATATTAATTTATTTATATCATTATCTATATTCTTAATAATTTTATTAATATCATTATTATTATATTTATTTATATTTAGATTACTTGTAAAAGATATAAAGAATGATTTAAATTGTTTAGTAGTTATTATTGGAGATCTTATATTTATAATTCTTGATTTTATTGCATCAGGAATTTTTGATAGGTAATTTGATGTAAATATAAATAATACATTTTCAGAATAAACTTCGAGTATTCTTCTTATTGACATATAAGCTAAAAAATTAAGTCTATCAAAATTTCTAATTAATATTATATGTTTTTCATTTTTAAAATTTTTATTTTTAACAATTTCTAATATATATTTTGTTATAATAAATCTGTCATAATTACTTCTTTGAAATAGATCAATTTCAATAAAATTAGTATTAATTGATACAGTAAAATCAATATTATTGTTATTAACATTAATATTTTTATTAGTTTTAATAGATCTTTCAATATTAGTTTGAGATTTAGTTAATAGATTAATGATATAGTATGGAAAGAAATGGTAAAATGAAGAGGAAGAGCCATAAATGTTAATATGGTTAAGTTCATTGATGGAGATGTTGGTTAAATTGTTAATAGGTATGATATTAAAAATAGAGTAATAAGAGTTAATGTTGTTGATTAAATAATTTAAGAGTTTCATGATAAATAAATTTAGAAATGAATAATGGAATATATAGAAGATTATAAGAGATTGGGATTAAAACTAGGTAGTAGTAAAGAAGATATAAAGAGCGCTTATAAAAAATTAGTAAAGAAATATCACCCAGATAAGACAGGTAATTACAAAGATTATGAGGATTTTATAAAACTAACAGAATCTTACAATAGATTATTAAATATAAATGAAGTAAAAATAGAGAGAGATGATTTCAATTTTTATGTAAATATGTATATTGATATTATAAAGTATTTATATAATGTTATTAAAGAGAAATTAATAGAAAAGACAAATGAATGGTATAGTAAAAGTAAATATGAGAGGACAAAGGATATAAATATATGTTTAAAGGTATCTGTAGAAGATTTATATAATTGTCATATAAAGAAGATAAGAGTAAAGGTATTAAGATTAGAAAATAATAAATTAAAGAAGAAAATAGAGGATTACTATATATCATTAGCAAATTATAAAAGTTATTATAGATTTAAAGAAAAGAGTGATGATGGAATAAATAAATTGAATGGGGATATAATAGTAAATTTATTAATAGATGACAAAATATATTATATAAAGAATGTGAATAGCGATGAGAGATACGATATAAATATGGAAGTAGATAAAGAGGAGATAGAGATAAATGTGATGGGAGAAACTATAAAAATAAATGGGAATAAAGAGGATAGAAAGATAATACTGAAAAATAAAGGTATAAAATATAAGAAAGAAGAAAAAATATATAGAGGAAATTTAATAATTTATTTAATATAAAAATATAAACGAGTTTTCGTGTTTAAATTAAAAAAATCAAAAAAATTATTTAAAGAAACATTAATATAATAGATTTATATATAAAAATGGCAGCAAAGAAGGGAACTAAAACTGCAACAAAGGGAACAAAGAAGGCAAAGAAGACCGGAGAAAAGAAGGTAAAGAAGTCAAAGGTTCAGGTAGAAGAGAAAGTTGAAAAGGAAACTCCAGTTGTAGTAGAAGATAAAGTTGAGAAAGAGCCTTCAGTTGTAGAAGAAGTCAAGGATCAAGTAGAATTGCGCCAAGAAGATGCATTAAAGGTTCAACTAGATACATTGCTGTCAAATCTAGGAGGAATTATTACAACTGTAAAGAGTCTTCAAGCAGAAGTAAAGACAATTCAAAAGGCTTATACTAAAGTAGTAAAAGATAATGATAAAGCGAGAAATAAGAATAAGAAAAAGAACAGAAGTCCAAGTGGTTTTGCAAAGCCATCAGGTCTGACTGATGAAATGACAACTTTCTTAGGTCTTGAGAAAGGTGTAGAGATTGCTCGTAATGAGGTAACAAAGCTTGTTAATAAGTATATTGTAGATAATTCACTCAGAGAAGAGAGTGATAAGAGATACATTTCACCAGATAAGAAATTAACAAAGCTTTTAAATTATGATAAGTCTGTTGAGAAACTGTCATACTTTAATCTTCAAAAATATTTGAAACATCATTTTGTTAAGGTTTGAATAAGATAATAAAAATCAAAAACATTTAAAAATTTTTTTTATATATAATATAATATAATTATACTATGAGTTTAGATGATAAAAAGTTATTAAATTTAGTAGAGGAATCAATAAATGGCTATGTATACGATATAGCAAAGATAGTACATTATATTTATAAAGAGAGATACGTATGTGGTAAATTGAAGAATAAGTTATGGTTTCATTTTGATAATCATAAATGGAGACAAACAGAATTAGGACCATATAAAGAGATATCAACAAATATATTGGATTTATTTGTAAAATATAAAGAGATAAATATCGATGAAAGTTTAAATGAGAAGATAGATAATTTGATATTAAAATTAAAGAATGTTACATTTAAAGAGAATATATGTAGAGAATGTTTGTATTTATTTTATGATTCAGAATTTATAAATATACTTGATAGAAAAATACATTTAATATGTTTTAAAAATGGAGTATGGGATTTAAGAGAAAAAACATTTAGAAATGGAAAAAAAGAAGATTTTATTTCAATATCAATTGATGTAGAATATAATAATAATTTAGATGATTTACAAGAAAATATAAATAAATTTATAGAATATAGAAAAAAGATATTAATAAAGAGATCACCAAATCATGTTTTTAAAATAAATTAAATTATTTTAAAATAATTGCTGGCTGCAGGGTTCGAACCTGCGAGGATATACATCCAATGGAACTTGAGTCCACCGCCTTAGACCACTCGGCCAAACCAGCATTTTAAAATAATTAAAAAAATTATTTTTTTAATTTTCAGATATTTCAATCTGCATATATATATATTTTATTATTTTTAAATACTTTTTTTTATAAAAAAAATATTAAATAATATTATGATTATATGATACCAATTGCTCTTGGTTATTTAATTATATCACAAGAAAATAATAAAAAGATGTATAATATAGAATTAAAAACAATAACAGATAATAATAGATATAAATTTAATAATAAAATAAAAGATTAATAAAATGAATAAAATTTAATAAAAATGAATAAAATAAAAAATTTAATTTTTAAAGACTTCACTAAGAGAACCTCCTTTGTCAAGTCTATTTAAAATTTCAGAGAGCAATGGTACAATTGTAAATGTTTTAAGTTTTTTACATTTTAATTTATTTTTTTCTTGTGGTAATGTATTACTTACTATAACTTCTTTTATATATTCGGTATTATTAATACGGTCTATAGCAGGTCCAGAAAGTATACCATGTGTAACAATAATAATAACTTCTTTAGCGCCTTTTGACATTAATAGATCTCCAACTTTAATAACTGTTCCACATGTATCAGCCATATCATCTAATATAATGGCTGTTCTGTTTTCTAAATATTTTTTATCACCAATAAGTACAGCTTTATCAACTTTATTAATATTAGTATAATCTCTTTCTTTACTAACGACCATAAAGGGCATTTTAAATCTATTAGCATAAGTTTGTACTCTTTTAAGAGCACCTTCATCTGGAGCTATTATTACAAAATCATTATTTAAGCTATTATTATTATTAATATTATAATTATCAACTAAATAATTATATACCATATTAATGCAATAAAAGTTGTCACAAGGTATATTAAAGAAACCTTGAATTTGATGAGAGTGAAGATCAAAACATACAATTCTGTTAACACCAGCAGTAACAAATAGTTCTCCAATATCTTTAGCAGATATACATGTTCTTGAATTATCTTTTTTATCTTGTCTTGCATATGGATAGCATGGGCATATTAATGTAATACTTCCAACATCTGATGTTTTACATGTTCTTATTAATAAATATGTTTCAATGATATAATCATTAATACTTTTATTATCAGAAGTATTATTATAAGGAGTAGTGATAATAAATATATTTTTACCTCTTATGGAAGAACCAATAGTAGTACGTATTTCACCATTAGAAAAATATATAGTTTCAGAATCAATTAGTTTAATACCACTATATTGTGATAATTCTTTAGATAAATTTAAAGAAGATTGTGATGAAATAATGAAGCTATCCATTATATATATTGATTTTTTTTGATATTATATATAAATATAAAAATTTTTAATTTTTAAACAATTTAAGAATTTAAAAAAATTTGAAAATAAATTTCTTTAAGTATCTTTATATTATTTAAGGATAATATAAGTAATATATATAATCACAAAAGAGTCTAAAAATCTAATCACAATGGATACATTTCATTTAGTAAAAGATATTAATGCAGAAACCGATGTCAAGATAGGGGCAATAAAGACACTAAGCAATGGAGGAAAGATGGCTTATGTATCGTATAAAGATCGTTCATTAGCAATTCAAATTCCGGAGATGTATGCTCCATTTGGAATGAATACTTATGTGAATGAAGATACAGGAATTCAAAAACATTCAATTGAGTTATCTTTTAGAAACATTGATGATCGTGAATCACTTCAAAAATTTAAAAAATTTATTGAAGATATTGATAGTAAAGTAATTGAAACAGCATTTCAAAATTCTCAAGCATGGTTTAAGAAGAAATATTCATCAAAAGAAGTATTAGAGGCACTTTATACATCATCAGTAAAATATCCAAAAGATAAAGAGACAGGTGAGATAATTACCAAATATCCACCAACATTTAAAGTAAACTTACCAGAAAGAGAAGGAAGTTTTAGATTTGAGGCTTACAATAAGAATCAAGAGTCAGTAAATCTGAAAGAGATTACAACAAAGGGTTCAAAATTCATTTGTATAATTCAATGTGGAGGAGTATGGATTGCAGGAGGAAAGTTTGGAGTAACTTGGAAAGCAGTTCAACTTCAAGTTACACCACCTCAAACAATTTCTGGTTTTTCAATTAAAAATGTTAAATCTGATAATATTGATGATGATAATGAAGAAGATATAAGTGAAGTTACTGAAAAGTTGGATTCAACAGAAGTAGATGATAGTGATGAAGATGATGATGAAGATGATGATAGCGATGATGAAGATATTTAAGTAAATTAAAATTTAAAAGTAATAATTTATAAGTAAAAATTTAAAAGTAATAATTTATAAGTAAAAATATAAGTAAAAATATTTTTTTATTAATTGAGAAATAAGAAAAAAATGTTATCAAATGAGAATAATAAGAATGAAGAAGTAAAATATACAGATTATAGAATATCTACAATAACTGCAATAGGGAATATAAATAGTGTTATAAATTTACAATTATTTTTTGAACTATTCAATATAAACGATCGTTTTGTATATGTTGAATATGGTAAAAATAAGAATATATCGAATTCAAAAGGTGAACATCCAAAAAAGAAAAAGACAAATAAGAAAAAAGATTCAAAGAGATTTGATAATCAGGCAACAATATTTATAAGGTTTGATGATGATACATATGTAAATATGAAAATTTTTAAAAATGGTAAAATACAAATGACTGGTTTAAAAAAAATAGAAAATGGAGAATTAGCAATAAATCTTTTAATAAATTATATAAAAGAGATATATAAGACAAATAATAAAATAGTGGAGAATTATGATAATTTAAAAATATCAAATTTTAAAATTTGTTTAATAAATAGTGATTTTAAATTTGATACAAAAATAAAGAGAAATAGTTTATATAATTATATAACAGATAATACGGAATTAATATGTAGCTATGAGCCATGTATATATCCTGGTGTAAAAATACAATTTTTTCATAATAATAATAAGAATGGTATTTGTACATGTGAAAAATATTGTGATAATAAAAACAAAAATTCTACTTGTACTAAAATTACTATTGCTATTTTTGAATCTGGTTGTACTATCATAACAGGATCAAAAAATATTGATCAAATTAATAATTGTTATAATTATATAACAAAATTAATAATAGATAATATAAAGAACTTTAGAAAGAAAGAATTACCAATTTTGAAATAGATTAGATATTAAAATATATAATAAAAATATTTTTTTTATTGGCTAGCTTTTGTAACAGCTAGTTTTTGTAAAGTAGAATTAATTTCTTGAAAAGATGTTTTAATACTTTTTAGACTTGAAGATACATCATATAAAAGATCGGCAATATTAGCAGTAGAACCACCTTCCATTTTATTACTAGTTTCTAAAAATTTAGTAAGTCTAATATATAATGGATCAACAGATAATAACTCATTAGTTCCTACAGAACTAACAACAGATGCACTATCAATAGAACTACGACCACCTTCACTTAGTAAATCATAATCATAATCACCACCAGCATCTTGTTGTAGTGGTTCATCACCTTCACCTTCACCATCTGTTTCTGTTTGTTCTTGTGCTCCTTGTTCTGTTTGTCCTGCTCCTGGTCCTGCTGCTGCATCTGTTGGTGCTCCTTCTGATTCTTCACCATCTGTTTCTGTTTGTTCTTGTGCTCCTTGTTCTGTTTGTCCTGCTACTGGTACTGCTGCTGGTCTTGGTACTGCTGTTTCTTCTGATCTTACTGCTTTTTGTTCTGATAGTACTTCTGATCCTGCTTGTGCTTGTGCTGTTTGTTCTGATACTGTTCGTGATTCTTGGCCTGGAACTACATCATTATCTCTTCCTCCTGAATAATTACCATCTAAAAATATTATTTTTTTTCTATTATTTTGCATCTTATATTTTAATTTATAAATAATATTTTTTTTAAATAAATTTATCTCTATTTATTAATAATAAAATGAAATTAAATGAAAATACTGTAATTTTTATATTATTAATATTCTTCCTATCTTTCTATATTTATTATAATAAGAATTTAGTAAATAAAAAAAATAATAAATATTTACTTTTAATTCTTTCTATATTACTTTTCCTTTTCTATAATAATTTTATTAATAATAGGGTTGAAAAGTTTTATGAAAAACAAGATAAAAAATTATTAGAAAAATTTAATACTACTACATCTAATTCTACTAACAAAGAACTTAAAAAAATATTTTTAACTACTGCAAAATATCATAGAACTACCCCAGTTTCCTCATCTATATTACAAAGTACTCAAGACCCTATTGATGAATCCACTGTTACTACTGATTCTAAACTTAGAAAAACTTTATTCAATTTTAATAATAATAATCCAAATCAACTTACTAATGATTTCTCTGATCTTGATAATTCCTCTAATGATTCACTTAATAATATACTTCAACTTAATTATTTAGATGTATCTGATCTAATTGATAAAGTAAAAAATAGAAGGTACAATTTTAATATCGCAAATATACAAGATATTAATAATGGTGTATCTTCTAATAATAATAGTACTCAAACAGGTTGTCCTGTAGCGCCTACTACTTCCTCTACTTCCACTCAAGATAACACTAATAATGATAATGACACTAATAATGATGTTGATGATGATGATGTACCCGATATTACAAATGATGAAGATGATGAAAAAAGTAAATATGAATTTAAAGAAATATCATATTTAGATGATAATAAAAATAATGAAAAAAATGATGAAGATGATGATGAAGAAAAGAAACAAAATGAAGAAGATAGACAAAGAATTTATAATAAAGTTTTCGGAGATATAAAAGCAGGTGATCAAAGAGATGGTATTATATACTATATTAATCAATTTTTTACATATATCTATAATATTTTTAATTAGGTGGTCTTAAACCCCAATGATTATCTGGTATTCTATTAACTTTAGGATATCCAGAATCAATTATTAAATCATATTGAGAACGTATAGGCATATGATTACCTGCACTATAAAAATTAGGACCAGTTCTACCTTCAGGATATTGTTGACTTCTAAATGGTATTCTATTACCAACAGGTATTCTCATTATTTTTTCATTATTACCATTAGAATATTTAATTAATAATGTAGGTTCAATAATATTATTTCCTAATTGAGTATAATAAGTATTAGGCATTAATAGATTTATTACAAATTTACGTAATTCTAATCTAACTACACCCTTATTTGGTGTATTCATATAAGCTATCTCTTTATTAGGATATGGTAATCCTGATCCTGAAAATGATGTTACATGTGTCGCTGGTGCAGCCGCTAAATATGATATCTCATCTCTATCCACATTCTCTTTCATTAAACCTTCTACTTTAACTTTATCAACTGTTCTTCCTTTTGTTATTGTTATTTTACAATCACAGTTATCACTGTTAACAATAAATTCATAGACTTGATGCTTCATTTATTTAATAAAAATATAATTAAATTTTATAATTTTAATTAAATTTAAAAAACAATATTTTTTATATAGAATTTAAAATTAGTTAAATTTAAATTTTATAAATTTCGGAGAAAAAAAATTTTTCTCTCTCACATTTTTAAAAAGATAAAAAGTTCTCTTTTGGGACCTTTTTAATTTCATCATTCTTTATTGGTAATGTATTGTACTGTCTACCAGTTCCAACACCATATGGTACATTTTCTCTAAGAGCACATGTATTAGCATTACACTCAAACTTATTAACTTCAGGTAACATAGTACCTTCTTCCATTAAATCATAACAAGGCTCACATCTATTATTTTCACTAGCAACAGATTTATTTTCATTCATAATTTTTTCAGCATTATGTTGAAGAAACATTCTATATTCATAACTATTTAAAACATCAGTATTGTTATTAACAACAGAATTATTTTGTACACACTTAGGACGATAGTCAGTAAAATGTCTACCATCAGCCATGTTATAAACAGGACAAGGACCATCTACTCTATTAGGCTTTCTTTCACATTTATCACAGGATGCCATATTATATTTATATTTATATATATAAAAAAAATAAAAAAATTTTTTTATTTTATTTTAATTTAATATTAAATCAATTAATTGATCCTTTTTACCTACTGTAGCCTTATTTTGACTCTTCAAGTATAATCTAAGATCATTATTTGTTTTATTCATTAATTCCTCTCTAGACATTTTACTATAATCTTCTACTATCTCATTATCTCTCATTGTATCTAATAGTGCATCTACTTCATCTGTATTATTTTCATCATCCACCATTGCTATTTTCTTTAACAAATTATCAACTTCATCCTCTCCCTCTTCATCATCTTCTCCTTCAACTACATTTTCTTCTACATCCTCTTCTTCTCCATCTTCTTCTACATCTTCTTCTACATCTTCTTCTACATCTTCTTCATCATTTTCACTATCTTCTATAGTAGTTACATGATTATCTTCATCATCTGTCTCTTCTACTATATCATCATTCTCAAGTACCTCGAATTCTTCTGTATCGTTATTCATATTATTTAGATCCACATTTCCCTCAATTTTACATGTATTATCTTGTGATACTGATAATTCAACTTGTTTTTTTAATAATTTATCCATATCATTACATCTATTATATAAATTTAACATGTTAGCTTCAATGCGCTTGATATCTCTATACATTAAATAGAAACATAATAGCATAACAACAGCAAGAATAAATAAGTGATAGAAATAGACTTTAACTTTTAATTTCCCCATATTGAACATAATATTTATCTAAAATACATAATTTAATTAAATTATTTTAAACACAAAATCTATTCTATTAGTTTCTTCTTAAATTTAATTGCTTCATTAAATATATCTTGATTATCTTTTAATAATTTATTTTTCTTTAATAATTCTAATGCAACATATTGTTTTGAAAATCCTTCACATATTTTATATGGAAATTCTATATTATTTTTATTAACTTTTGCATTCATTTTATAATTTTTATATTTACCTGTCTTCTCTAATTTACTTAGGTATGTATAATGTGTAGTAAGTAATGTTATATTTTTTGTACTCTCTGATAATTTTTTACAAATACTATAACTTCCACATATTCCTTCTATTACATTTGTAGAATTAAATAGCTCATCCAAAAATAATATTGATTTTTTATTATTATCCTTACAATATTTAACAATATTTACATTATTAATAATTCTATTCATTTCAGCTTCAAATAATGATTCAGATCCTTTATCATCAACAATATTCATTTGAGATGAGATGTAGTAAAAGGGTGTTAATTCAATTTTATCACAAAATCCTAAACATAATGTTTGTGTTAATAGTATATTAACTGCTATAGATTTTATAAATGTTGATTTTCCTCCCGCATTTGGTCCCGTTATTATTAAATTTCTATTATTATCTAATTTTATATCATTCTTTATCATATTATTAATACTAGGATGTTGTAAACCTTGAATATTAATAGAAGGTTCATTATTAGTAATATAATTAGGAAAAGAAAGATTATGCTTATTTTTTAAATTATATATACTAAATATTGAATCACATATATATCCACAATTTACTACCTCTTTTACTAAATCTTTTCTTATATATTTATATACATTCAATTTATCTCCAAAATTTGTTAAATATATATTTTCATTATCATTAATATTTATTAATTTTTGAAGATAAGTATCATTTATAAAATATTCTTTATTTTTATTCAAATTATATATATTATTAATATCTTCCGAATTATACATTTTACTAATAATTTCATTATTACTTTTAAGATATCTAATAACACCAATAATTTCCTTACATATCATATTATTAAGTTTATAAGATAGTTTGGATATTTCAATAGTATTAAATATACCATTTACATAGAATAATAAAGACATTCCCATCCAAATTTTTCTTAATATATCGAATTTAGATCCTAGCATATTACCAAATCCAGAATTAATATAATAATTATATACAAAACGAACATATGTAAAAAAACTCATTTTAATTTTTAATTTGAATCTTAACATTATAAATGGTGTTAGCAAATATAATAATGGTGATACTAATCCTATAACTGGTGATACAAATATCTTATAATTATTCTTTATTGTTAACAATATATTCGAATTATTTAATTTATTTATTAAAAATCCATTAAAATATAATAAACCTATTAAACTTTGTACATCTTGACTATCATCTTCTAATAACCAATATATACTTTTTTCATTTTCTTTAAGTACATTAAAATTATTATGTAGAGAATTGAGATTGTTTTGAATATTGTTAAATAATGAAATAAAAGAAGCTTTCTTTTTATTAAGAAAATTAATGTTATGATGAGGATTAAGAATAAGATTTTCTAGAAATAATGATCCACCATCAGTATAAGTATAATTAATAGAATTAAAAATAGTTTTATCTTTATTTTTATAGTCTATAAAGAATTCAAGATCATTATATAGATTATCTTTTTGTGATTGATTATTATACAAATCAGAATTGATAATTAAATCTAAATTAGTATAAACATTATCTCTTTGTTTATTTTGAATATCTTCTAATAAATCCTTACAATTTTTAATATCTTCTGATTCAAAATATTTTTTTATATTTAAATTATTCAAAAACTTCATAATTTAATAAAAAAAATTATACTTTTTAATCATTTTTAAACTTAAACAATTTTAACTGTTTTTCTAATAACTAACCAATAAAACATTAAACCTAAAACAATATAGAATAGTAATTCAAAAAAAGATTCACTAAAAAAAGGATATTCTTTATCATCTCTTAATGAAAGCATAAATTGAATAATAATTTGAAGTGTTAACATTCTTAATGTATCATCTACTAAAGGTACATATTCATTACCGATATTTTTTGATATATCAATATCAAGTAAAGCGTTTCCTTCTTTATTGCCCATTATTAAAAAATCTAAATTGTTCATTTTTTTACTTTAATTTTAGATAATATATTTTTTACAATATTTTTATTTTAAAAATTTAAATTTAATTAAATTTAAATTCTATATAATTTGTGTAAATTTAAAAATTTGAGTCCATATATAATTTATAAATTTTTTTTAAAATTAATTTAATATGATTAATATTATTGCTACTATTATATTAGCTATTTCTAATATTGAAGCATTCTTTCTAAATATCAAGTATATACTATTTATATTACTTAAATTTATATTCAAAATTAATAGATATATTTTTACTGACATTAATAAAGCTAATACTATTAAAAATTACATTAAAAACAACAAAAATAACATCATATTTGATTATGATGATAATGATAGTCCAATTGGGACAATAATAGGTTATGATATTTATAAAATAAATAATATAATAAATATATATTATCCAATATATTTATCATTTATTTATAATTTTTCATATACAGATACAGAAGTATGGTTAATATGTACACGAAAATATAAGAATATAATACTTAAAGAAAATATATTAATTGAAGATAAAAAGAAGGATAGTAATAAGAGAGAAGATATAAAAAAAGGGGATTTGACTACAGTTGAGATATTAATAAAAAATACAATATATTGTGAAACAAGATATTTTAAAAAAACAATTTCGCCAAATATTCATAATCTTACAGATGAACAGAAAAATATTAATAATTATATAATTAATCATTATAATAAACATAATAAAGGTGTATTTTATATACATGGCTCTAGTGGTTTAGGTAAAACATATCTAACATTAACAATAGCAATGCAATTAAATGGTATTTATTGTAATACATATAAACCAACTGATCCTGGTGATTCATTTCATTCATTACATAATTTTGTAGAACCTACAAAAGATAATCCTCTTATTGTCATTTTAGATGAATTCGATATTTTAATAAAAAAATTACATGAAAATAAAATAGAATATCACAAATATTATTCAAAAGAAATTTATGATAAGAATTCTTGGAATCAATTTTTAGATAATTTTGACTATTTTAATCTTTATCCATATACTATTCTTATATTATGTTCTAATAAAGATCCTAATTATATTAATAATTTAGATAAATCTTATATAAGACTTGGTAGAATAGATAATTATTTTAATATAAAAGAAAAGAATATCTAATATTAAAATATTTAAAATTTGAAAAAGATAATAATTAAATACTATATAAATTAAAAACTTATATTATGATACAAGTTTATAATTATAATAATAAATTATATTTTATTGAAAAGAATTTACATGAAATTAATAATGATTTTTATGAAAGATGTTGGTTTATTATAAATTATATTAATAATAGTGATGATGATATAAATTATGAATATGTTGTAAATTTATCGAATATTCATATTAATAAAAAAAAATATGGATGTGAATATAAAGATTAAATTATAAAAATCTAAATAACTTTTATATTTATTTTACTAATTAACTTTCTTTAGCTAACTCAATTTTTCTATTAGTATCTTCTACTAATGAAATCATATCATCAATTTTAATAAATTTATCACTTTGTGTAGGTCTTTCTTTTAAATTAGAATTATTCATACTATTTACACTTGTAAATAATGATGAATTTCCTACATTATCTTTATAAAATAATTCAGTTTCTTTATCAAATTTATTAAAAGTTTTTAATTTATTAATATCACTATCTTTAATATTAAGAGTTTTAGTGATATTATCAACTTTATCTTTGAAATTATTAATTCCTTTAGAGAATTGTCTAATTTCTTTTCTATTCTTTTTATTTAAATTAAATAATACCATACTGAATGTGCTAATTGCTTTTGCTCTTTCTGGAAATTCATAAGTAATTCCATCATAAAGGTCATTAATTTCTTTAGCAATATCATTATATTTTTCAATTTTTTTCAATGTAACATTTAAATTATTAATATCAGAAGGTGAATTTTGTTTATTCATTTTTTTAAGAACAATAGATTTAATTTCAGCTCTTTTTTCATCAATAGTTTTTTTATACATAACATCAATCTTTTTTATAAATACTCCTAATATTTTTTTATCTCTACTTGATAATTGCTCTATTTTTTTTATAATTTCTCCTTGCTGTTTTATATAGCTATCAAGATCTTCTTGTAATTTAATTTTTTTCTCTTTTATTAAATCATAAATTTCTTTTCTAACTTTTAATATTTCAACTCTATTTTTTTCTTTAGAATTAGAATTATTTACTTTAATATATTCTTTACCTTGTGAATTTACTATTCCACTATTAATTGAATTTACACCTTCTATTCTTTCAATAGCGTCTAAATCTATTTTCAAACTCATTTCTTCTCTTATTTTTTCCATTTCTTCATTTGTTTCTATTATAGTTCTATCTATTTTATTTCTATTTTTATTTAATTTCTTCATTTCTTTCATTAATTTTATTAAACTCACTAAATTCTTCTTAATTTTCTTTTTATCATTATTATAAATTTTTTCTGCTGTTATAGTTTTTTCTTTTGATAATGGGAAATTACCAGATTTTAAATATTTTTTTGATTCAGGTTTTAATATGTGTTTTTTCTTTTCTAATATTCCTTTAAGATCTTTTTTTTCATTAGCTTTAAAAAGTTTTTTCCATTTAATCTTAATATCTTTATCAAATAATTTTTTTTGAACTTTAGACTCCTTTAAGAATTTTTCGAGAAAATCAACTGGTAATGAATCAACAATAGCTTCTCTAATAGCTGCATTTGTTCTAGGAGAAACAGAAACATTAGTATTTCTTGTTGGAGTTCTAGGTGTTCTACTTTGTATTGTATTTGAGTTACCACTTTTTAAACTATTTACAGTATTTTTTGGAGTAGATCTTGGAGTAGATCTTGGAGTAGATCTTGGAGTAGATCTAGGAGTATTTCCAACTGTAGCTCTAGCTGTATTCCCAACTGTAGCTCTTGCTGTATTTCTAGAATTTACTCTAGATCTTGGATTTTTTTTTTTTGAAATTTTTTGTTGTTCTTTTATTCTTTGTTTTTGCTTTCTTTGTTTTTTATTTAATCTACCACCTTCAATTTGATGACCTTCTATAGGTAACATAGAATCAACACCTACTGGTACTTCTGCAGGTAATGATGTATCTTGTGAAGAACCTCCTACTGCAATTCTTCTAGCTTTTGTATTTTTACCTAAAACTTTATTTAAATCTGATTTCGATTTTTTAGTACTTTTAGTTTTCTTATTTTTAGATGCCTTCTCTAAAGCTTCTTTTGCCATTAAAAGACCAAATGGAACTAATAAATTATCTAAACCTGCACCAACTGTTCCACCTGTTCTAAGATCTCTATTTACTCTAGAACTTACCATTTTTATATTAATAAATATTTTTTAATTTTTTAATTTTTTAATTATTTTCTAGTATTATTTCTTCTGTATCATTTATATCATTTTCATTATCTGAAGAATCTTTATCATCAAATTTAAAAAAAAATAAATTTTGAAATAACATCGATACCAATCTATAACTTGTACTTAAATTCATTACTCCATTTAATTTAAATTTTGACTTTAAATTATCATGTAAATCCATTAAATTATCAGTTTCATAACTTGTATATTTTATTCTACCGTCTTCACATTCTTCTATATTATTACTATTAGTCTGATTTTCGTTTACTTCACTCATTTTTATTTATTTTAATAATTTAAATATTATATATCTGTTTTTTATTTATAAATACTAATTATTTGCTATTTATAAATAGATTTTAATAATTTATTTATAATTTATTATAAATATGAACAATAATTTTATAGATCGTAGAAATAAATCTATATCTTATGAAGATTGGATTAGTCAAAATTTTGATATTGTTAATGAAATAATATTTGAATTTATAAATAAACTTGAAAATGATTCCTTTAAATATAATTTTGTATTTAATGAGGAAACATTAAGTGAAAGTATATGTTTTTATTTATATCTAAATTCTACTAGTAGATTCAAAAATATCGCCTACATGTAAAAATTAACATTTTCCCATCATATTATTTACTTTCTTTATATAGTACAATAATGTTACAAAATTTACTATTACTAATACCAAAAGTATTAATAATATTATAAATATTATAAATAAATAATGATAAATATTCTTATAAATATTATTTAATAATGGTTTTATTAAATTATTATTAATATTTTGTTCATTTTTATTGAATTCTTCTATTAATTTATTGATAAAAATAGAAGTGATAGTTTTATTAGTATTAGATTTATTTTCAGACATAATTTAATAAATATATATATTTTTGATTAGAGAGATAAATGCGTAAAAAAAAAATTAATAAAAAGTGAAAAAAATATAAATGACAAATAATGCAATCTACTATAAAGATATAGATTCAACAAATATAACATCCGAAAATATAAAATTTTTTAATTTTAAAATTGATAATATTAAATTACTAGAAAAACCATATATATCTAATATCAATAATTACGATTATACTATTCTTAATATTATTCTTAATAACAATCTCAAAAAATTTTTATCATCTATTAGCAAAATCATTAATAATCCTATTAGTTTTTATTATAAAAATAATGTTGATTATTATCAATTAATAATTAATAGAAACTTACCAGAATTAGTAAAACAATTAGATATAAATGAGAATTATGATATAGAGATAAATATATGTGATTGTAATAATATTCTTTGGAAAATATTTAGTATAGAAATTAATGAAAATAATAATGTTATACAAAATATCGAACAAGATGATTATATAGATGATTATGAACCAGATTATGAAGATTTACAAAATACTTATATTAATCAAATTAATCAAAGAATAAATCATATAGATATAAAAATTGAAAAATTAATTAGAAAAAAAAATAAACAATTAGAAATATTAGAAGAAATAAAAAATAAATTTAAATTTTCAAAAATAAATGATTATCAAAATTTAATATATAAAGATTAAATAAAATTAATTAATTAATTTTTTTTTCTAAAATTATTATATAAATATATAATAAAATATGAATACAAAAGCTGTTGTAAAATGTGTCCTTGTTTTAGCTGCTGTTATTGTTCTTGGTATGCTAGTTAAAAACTATGCTGAAAAAAATAAAGCTGTAGCTCCTGTTGAAGAATCATTCTATCAAGAGGATGTAACTGGTGCTGAACCAGGAAATAACGAAAAACCAGGAAATGTTGATTTACCTGCTAAACAACAACCAGCTCAATGCTTCCCCCGTGATAGACTTACAGCTGATGATCTTCTCCCCAAAGATGCCGCTAATTCCAAATTTGCTCAAGTCAATCCCGCTGGTCAGGGTGATGTTGATGGTGCTAACTATCTTACTGCTGGTAACTTAATTGGCGTTAACTCTGTTGGCAACTCTCTTAGAAATGCTAATGTTGGTATCCGTTCTGAACCTCCCAATCCTCAAGTACAAGTATCACCATGGATGCAAACTACTATTGGACCTGATCTCAATCGCAGACCTTTAGAATAAATTATTTATATTTAATAATCTATCATATTTATTTCATTTTTACTAAAATTTTAATTATATTAAAATTAAAATTTTACTTATTTTTGTATTATTTTTGTATTATTTTTTAATTATTTAAAAGTTTAATAATAGAAGATTTATAATATTAATAATCAAACATGAATAATGAAATTTTATTAGAACCTTTACAAAAATTTTATTCTAATATCAATAATCTTAAATTACTTCTTATTATTCTTAATAAAAAAGATAATGATATCTTTAAAAATTCTAATCAATATCCAAAAATATCTTTAAGACTAATTGATTGGTTTGTTACCAACTACTGTAAAAAAAATAATATTACTATAGAAGTTAAAAATAATAAAAAACTTATACATATTAGCATATATAATAGTTACAAATCAAATCTTAAAGCTTTCTCTAAAAAAGCTTTCGATCCTTTTAGAAGAAAACAAAAAATTTTTCTTAATTTTAATCCCCATTTTATTAAAAATAAATATATTAAAATTAATTTTACTACCAAAAATACCAAAAAGAAAAATTTTATTGACACCACTATTGGTCAATTAAATTTCTTTAAATGGATAATAGAGAATAATATTTATAATTATATAAAATTAAACAAAAATATTATAGAAAATGATATGATTAATAGTCAAAAAGAAAATAATAAGAAAAAATTAGATGCAAAAAATTTAATAACTAAAGTTGTTATTGATGATAAAGGTAATAAAAAAATTATTACACGTAAAAAAAGAAATGAATTATCAAAATCTAAATTAAATAATTTACATTTTACAAAAGGTACTAGAACTATTTATTTTTAATAAATTAATTTTCAAATATATTATCTAATTGATTATATAAATCTTCTATATTATATGAATTATTAACTACATAATCATAAGGAATATTATTAAATTCATTTTCTGAAATATGATTATCATCTTGTATTAAATTATTATTTTCTACTTTAATAATTACTACATTCGCATCTAAATCCATTAAACTCATATATTCATGCATAAATCTTAAATCAGATATTACAACTTTATAGTCATTATCAAAATAAAGTCTATCCTTTATTTCACTTTCTAATAGTGTTTTAATCCAAAAATTTCTATTTATATCTGGCAATAACTCTTGTATCTTATACTGAAACATATCTGTACCTATAAATTGCATCATCTGTCTTATTGATACTCCCCATGTATCATTTATATCCTCTTTCTTATTATCATAATCCTCATCTGTTATATTAAACAATATCTTCACTATCTCTTTTACTTTATTTGATATTTTTATATGTTCATAATCATATTGTATTGATAAATACTCAGCAATAGTATCTTTACCAGATCCTTTGTAACCACATACAGCAATAATTTGAGAATTCTTTATTTTATCTGTCATATCTAACTAAATCTATGCATATCATATAAATCAATCATTATATTATCTTTATAATACTTTTTATTATCTGTATATTTTCTAAATTTATACAAAAATATACTTGACGTCCCCAATGATATTGACATTTGTACAAGTTTTGGATATCTTAATATATTTATACCTGATCTTAATAAAAAGACCATTTAATTTATATTAATAATAAAAATAATTTAATATAGAAAGTATAAATATAATTAGAAATCTTCTTCATAATCAATACCGATTTCGTTAAGTAATTCTTTTAACTTACCGGTAATTAATAAATTTTCTAATTCTTTATAACCTCCTATATATTTACTATTTATATAACAAAATGGAAACATTTTACCTCCAGTGTGTTGTTTCATTTCTTCTTTAAAATCTATTATATTCTCTTTATTATCATTTGTAGTATCTTCACAATTATATATTTGATATTCTACATCTATTGTTTCATATAATTCTTTTGCTTTTACACACAATGGACAATTATCTTTTGAAATTATAAAAACTTTGTTATTTTTATTAATCAAATTTAAGTAAAATGATTTTTCCATTTTATATATAAATAGTAATAATATTTTTATATGAATAATAAAAATAAATTTTCAAATTTTTAATTTTAATATAAAATTTTATTTAGATTTAAAAGGTGAATTATAAATTTTATTTTCTAAATCAAGAAAAGGTATTTTGGATTTATATAATGTTCCAAGATCATAAGGAATTAATTTAGGAGCGTTAGTTAAAACTCTTCTAGGTAAAATAGGAGCACTAGAAGATAATTTAGGAGAAGTCATAAAATATTTTGTATACTTATATAGTATATAAAAAATTTTTAAATTATTTATTTAAATTCCTCCACGCAGTCTTAAAACTAAGTGAAGAGTACTTTCTTTTTGAATATTATAGTCACTTAATGTTCTTCCATCTTCTAATTGTTTACCCGCAAATATTAAACGTTGTTGATCAGGTGGTATTCCCTCTTTATCCTGAATCTTTGCTTTAATATTATCTATTGTATCGCTTGCTTCAACTTCTAATGTTATTGTTTTCCCTGTGAGTGTTTTTACAAATATCTGCATCTTTTATTTAATATATATAATTTTATTTTTAAATTTTTTTAATATAAAAAATATAACATAAAATTTATTAAAATAAAAAAAATTAGTTAAATTTAAATTTCTACTTTTTTACACTTTTTTAAAATTTTTTCTCACAGAAAAAAAAATATTTTTTTACATTTTTGTGTAAATTTAAATTTAACTAAAATTTATATCTTTAATAAAAAGTTTGATAACTTTTTTAATAAAAATATACAATTTTATATAAATTATATAAATTTATATATCAATGATAGAAAATAACAAAAAATTTATTAAAATAAAAAAAATTAGTTAAATTTAAATTTCTACTTTTTTACACTTTTTTAAAATTTTTTTCACAGAAAAAAAATTTATTTTTTTACATTTTTTTATAAATTTTAATTTAATTAAAATTTTTCTCTTCGATAATTTTATTGATTATTATTATTATTAAAAATATATTATTTAATTAAATATGACTTCTTATTCTAATAGATTTATCTCTAATATAGACAAAAAAGAAAAAAAAGATTCAACTAAATTCACTACAAAAGAAATTAATAATTTCAATACAAAAGAAAAATGTTATGTTGGAATTAATGGAAAAGTTTATAATGCTACAAAATATTTAAATGATTTACAAGATGAAGCTACTCCTGCAAAACTTAATATTAAATGTGGAAAGGTATATGATAATATTGATGAATTCCGTATTTTTAAATTTGGTGATCCCACATCATCTCAAATAGGGGTTATTAAAAATTATTATTTATTCAAAATACTTAAAATATCGTCTATTATATTAACTATTATTGCCTTTATGGCAATATATAAATACACTAATAATGTTTATGTATTAATACCATTAATGATAACTATATTATATACTCTTTCTACTCTATTATATAATTATACTGAAAGACAAAAACCAATTGATAGGAGATTAGATGAATTAGAAAATCCAAATAAGTATGATTAATTTTAACTAAAATAAAAAATTTGAAATTTATTTAAATTTAAATTTTAATATATAATATATGTTTATTTTTTTACAATCCATTTATTAAAAATGAATAAAGAAAATTTAGCTTATTATTATAATTTAAATCAAGTATTTAATAATACTATTCTCAATATCAATCTATATAATAAATTAAATAGTGATCTAAAAATATACCAAGATTATATAAAATATCTTAAAGAAGATATAGATATTCATAAAAATATTATTTTAAATGAAATAAATAATTATTCTATACATAAATTTAATTCATTTGAAGATATTATTATTGATATTGACAAGTTTTTAAATTTTGATAAAATAGATGATAATGATTTTGTAAGTAATCAAATGGAAGTAGATAATAATTGGATAACAAATGAGATAAATAATAACATAATAAAAGAGAAAAATGAGATAGATCTAAGCAATTTAAATTTAAAATTTGATACAAAAGATGTAATTCATTATAGTTATTATGAAAATAATAAAAATAATTTTATTATAAATTTAGATCCTAGATTTTACAATTAAAATTATATATAAATTTATTAATATATAAAATTTGAATTAATTGCATTATAATTTTTTATTATGTAATAGATAGTTATTAATTTAATTTTAATAATGAGCTGTCAAATATGCTTAGATAAATATACGAAAAATATAAGGAAAGAGATAAAATGTTTTCATTGTAATGAAAGTTTCTGTAGATCATGTCATCAAAATTATAT